CCGATCTGTTTGCATCGTATGTTCCGGTCGAAGGACGATCACAGAGAACCCGTGGTTGGTGAAGTCCTGGTGGATCGACTCCATGTCGTCCAACTCCCGAATCACGATCGGCTGCACAGAATCCGGCAGACCGAGAAAAGGTTTACGGAGGAAGTTAAGAAATCGACGGACCACGGTAGTCTACCTCTCGATACATATTCTCGTCTTCAAACTTACCTGTGTAGACATCGCCGTTAAATATCTGATACATCGGCGGTTCATTAATCTTCTTGAGTTCGTTCACGATGTCTCGCAACGAATCTGCTATCTCGCGGAACTGTGATTCAGTCAGCATCAGCCAACTCCTTTCTGATTTGTCGGTACAACAGCACGGGCCAAACGACGGTCAACACGATGAACATCACAGGAATCCCGAAGACGATGGCTACTAACATCAGCGTCCCGCTTCGTACCGCGATACGGTCCAACCGATAAGCCATGTGTTGACACACGGGGTTTAGCAGAATCCCCGCGAACGCAACGGACACGATGGCGTAGAAGACGATCCCGGTAGACAGTAGGAACGTCATTTCGATGCCTTCGACAGGTCGTGTTCCAATTCGTTGATCCGACCGTTCAGTTCATCAATCGTCTCTTCCAACCCCGCAATACGGATCTCTTGTTCGTCCCGCTGTTCGTCCAACCGGTCGGCCTCGTCCAACGCCTCGTGGGTACGACGAACCAGATCCGGCAGAGCACCGTGGATAGCGGTGATGAAGTCCACATCAACTTCATTCTGGAAGCCACCCACGAATCTCTTCTTCTGCTCTTCGTCTATCGCACAGATATCAAAGACGTAGTTGACGTTGGTGTAACCGTCTTCGTTTCGTTCGGGCATCCAATAACGATCTTCTGCCCCGGTGGTTTTTGCCCACAGTTGGTACAGCTCGTCTAGGAATTCACGGATGTCCATAAGATCGCTTCGTCAGTGTGTCCAGAATGCGTTCTACGCTGCAAGCCAGATCGTATAGATTTAGTTCTAGGGTGGTAATACGATCGTTCAGTTGCTGCATGCGCTCAATAGTTAAATCCACGGATTTCCTCCTGGTCGTATGTCAAGTTAGAAACGTCACTGTGACGCCTACTCATGTGAAGCCTCCATCCAGTTGGCCCCAGCCGGTCCGGCAGATACCGGGAACTCGACTCGTTGGCCTCCGACAGAGGGTTGGAACTCGGTTTCCATCAGGCGCACCAAGTAATCTCGGCACGCTTCCCAGTTCTCACGAGGAACCGAGAACAACACCGCGTCGTGAATCTGCGCCTTCACCCGGCGCAGTACGTGCGGCGGCATACGCAACAGCGCATCGCACACGATCTCCCGAGTACCGTTCTGGCCTTTCAGGGCTGGGGCCTGTGTGAAGATCCGATCCTTCTCAACCCAGAGCTTCCGGCCCCACTCGTTCATCACGTACCCGCGTGTGGCTTCGTCCCTTACTCGGTTCTGCCAGTCGACCAACGCGACGAACGTCGCGTCCATCCCGTCACAGAACTTCTTGGCGGTCATGAACGGCAGGCCGGTAACCCGAACCAACCCCCGAGCCTGACCACCGTAAGACCAACCGTGCCCCAACGGCTTTGCCATCTGCCGGTACTTCTTCGGGTCGGACTCCACGACCTCACGACCCCACGCAGCTATCGCGTTGATCATGTGGCCGTCCGCTCCCGGCTCGAACCGCTCCGCGTACTTACGGTCCCCCGAGTAGGCAGCGACGATACGAGCGTCCGCGTTCGAGTAGTCCAGCTCAAGTAGGACTTCGTCGTCGTTGTCCGGTACGAAGTACGACTTCTCCACCGCACCCTCGCCTCTGGATGTCCAGACCGTCAACCCCGGTTCGGTGGTACTCCACCGACCCGACCGTTGGAGCATCGTTATATCCGGGTGTACAAACCCGTCCGGGTGCGTCGAGTCCAACGCCAGTTGAGCCAACGAACGCTGGCCCTTCAGTTCCGCCAGTGCTTTTCCGAGATCTTCCGCAGACGTGCCTTTGGTCAGCTCGGTAAGAACCTCGCCACCCAACGACAGGTTTCCGGTTGATGTCTTGGTCCAGTCCTTGCGGGACTTCGGGGTGATCCCGTGATCGGCCAACGCCGCCATGATGGCTTCTTTACCGGCTGTCGTAGCCCACGGGCTCTTGCCCTCGGTCGGTAGACCGTACTTGGTCTGGAGTTCGGACAAGATCGCCTCACGGCGAACCCGGAGTTCTTCGACGCGGGCTTTGGCTGCCTTAACGTCGACCCGTAAACCGTTGGAGGATATGACGGCAGCTCTTGCCGCTATCTCCTGTTCACGCAGCGCGTAGTCGTCCAGCTTGCCCTTCTTCAGCAGCTCCCGAGCCACTACTCGGGACGCCACGACGTCACCGATCAGATACTCCCGATACCGTTCGTCGTCCACCGGGATAGAACCGAACCCTCCGAACTCTTTGGCTAGCGCCTTCAGGTCGTGGGTCTTCCCCGGTACCCCGAGCTGGTGTGCCTGTTCGTCCAGGCTGAACCACCGCTTCATCTTGTCCGGGGAATTGGCCAGCGCGTTCTTTCCGTGGCGGTTGGTGAACATGTACGGAGCCGGATTCACCAGCGCCGCGTGGGTCCACGTGTCGTATACCCGTCGCTGTTGGGCGAGTTCTAGCGGGATGTCGGACTTGATACCGAACACCGCCCGGAGATCGAATGCGTGGATGTTGTGACCGATTATCCAGCGGGCCTTGAGGATCTGTTCTTTGATCTCGTCCAGGTCGGTGGTCAGAACCACCTCGCCGTCACCCCACGCGTACCCGATCAGCCGTACGAACTGTTCCGGTACCATCGAGTACATCAGCTCAGCCGAGTGCGTTTCAATATCGAATGTTAGTGTGCCCTCGGTCATTTCGCTCCTATTGGCGTGACTGGTATCCCATGATCATGTGGTAGATAACGTGCGTTGCAATGTGAGACTTTTCCTTGGAAAGACCCGAGCCATACAAGTAGGTCTGGAGAATGTGTTCCAGCGTTTCGTCCATTAGTCGTCCAACCCCGAATACTGTTCGACCATGCGAACAGCGGTCTTTTCTAGGGTCTGGACGAACATCTGGATCTCGTCCGTATACGCACCCATCTGCGCGTAGGTGTGCTGCGTAGCCTTCAGGGCTGCCAACACCACAATCGGAGACAGACTGTGCGCCAGTATGTCTTTGTAAATCTCTTTCTCGATGTTCATCAAATGCCTTTCCAATAAACGTGTTTGACGATCCGAGAGACCGTGGAATGGTTGACGTCGAAGATGACCGCCAGTTCAGTCACCTTGTAGCCCTTGCGGTACATGTCCCGGATCTGTTTGGCTTCGCCCTTGCTCAGCTTCTTGGCGTTCGACGGTTGTTGTCGTATCTGGGATTTCAGCCGTTTGTTGACCTCGGTCAACCGTTCGACCTCAGCGATCAACGCGTCGTAATCGTCCCGGTCCATGGATACATGCCGGGTTTCTGCCGTGGCCCAACTGGGTGGTAAGTCCATCGTCCAGCCGCTCATCCGTACCTCTTGAACAAGCCGCTAAGAGTCGCCTCCGGGGATTCCAGCGGGCAACCGCATTTGTGTGCGACGCCGTCCACGATGTGTCGGATGTGTCTGTCAAATTCGTCCCAGTCAATCTGCCAGGTCATCGCACCGCCTTGCCCGTGTAGTACTCGACCAGCTCCCACCGAAACGACGTGAAACTACCTGTGTCGCCGGTTAGTACGAGTTCTTCTCCGTCAAACGTCACTCGGCTCTTGGGTACTAGAACCGGATTGTCTTCGCCTATTAGGTGGACCTCGAAGTCAAACACCTCCGGGGGAGGCGGGGGTTCAAACCCCGCCCCCTCCATCAGATCCTCAAAGTCGGACACGGCTACCGCAGGAACTCAGGGCTGCACTGGTCGGGAGTGTCCTTGGGGGTCGGGCAGAAGAAGCCCTTCCAAGTCCGACCGTTCTTCGAGCCGGTCTTGTACTGCATCTCTCCGTGCTTACACTGGCGGGTGTCCCCACCCGGTGCCGACTGTGCGGCTGCCGGTGCGTTGGACCGAGCCTGTGCGGGAGGTGCGGCAGCGGGAGTCGAACCGCCCCGAAAGTACGCCGCCGCCTTCTTCGATAGATCCAACAGCTCTTTGAACTCCGGGTCTTTCAGAATCGCCTTTGCGTCCTCGACTGAACTCGCATGAACCACAGTCCAAGACGAGTCGAACCCCGCCCCCTCCTTGTAGGTAAGAACGATCTTGCCCTCACCGTCCCCTACGGCGGCGGTCTTAACCACGGCGGGGGGTCGCCCTGCGTCGGAGGACACGGGGTTATCGGCTACAGCGGTCTTCGGTGCGAACGGGTCGTCATCAATATCAGTCATGTTTGCCTTTCGACTTCTTGAACAAAACACCGATCAGGTGATACGGATCGGTTTGAGAAGGCAGCCAATTGAGTAGGTGGGCTGCCGTTACTAGGACGAGCACGTAGATAGGTACCGGGTGTTTAGCCAATCCCCGGTCTACGGCTTCCGACAGGAGTTCCCCTTCACGACAATTAATCTCGTGGTAGAGAACGGCAGCGGCTATCGCTGCCCACATACCGTTACCGGTCAGCGCCCTAGAGCGTTGAACCGACGAGCTTCCCTGCACTCTGGTTCGTAACACAGACGCCTCCTCCCGGATTCATATGGTGGTAATGCGTGTCCACGCTTGCAATGTGTTCGGGTGCGACCCATACGAATCCTGTTGGCTTCCCGTCGCTCCGACGCGGATCTTCCTGGTGGGGACAGCGGGGGTTTACTACCTCGGCCCTTATCCCACATATCCCGGCAGTTATCCGCAGCGGTACCCAAAAATAGGTGAGCCGGGTTTACGCACTTGCGGTTATCGCACGTGTGGCAGACAAACATCCCTTCGGGGATGTCCCCGTTGTGGATCAACCAAGACGCGCGATGTGCGCCTATCTTTTTGTACCCGCTGCGATCTGCCATGCGCCCGTACCCCGTGGAGGGACAGCAGTAACGCCGCCATTCCCAACAGGATTCAGTGTTACCAGGTGTTACTCCGCGCCAGAAACGCGCTTCGAATGGCCCGTGTTTCAGCGGATCGGGCACGCCCCACCCGAGGAGCACTCAAGGTCAACGCCGTCTTCGACGGCCTTAGCCGTAGCTGATTCATACTCCTCCTTCGTAATCCGCTCGTATGGGCTTTGTGGCATAGACGATTCCGGGAAGACGGTTGCACCTTTTATCAACCCCGCGAACTTGACCAACTGATCTGACACGTCTTTGGCCGTGTACTTGTCCGGGTTGACGTTGGCCGTGAACGACACCGCGTTATCCGCCCAACACGTCTGGTACATCGCCTGGAACGCCAGCAGCTCGTTCAACGACAACTCGTCGGCTGACTGCACCAACTCCTCTGCCCGTTCCGGGCCGTAGATGGCCTCTACAGCGGCCACTAGCGTGTCCTTGGTAGGAATGGTTACTACCAACGTGTCCGGGGCGTACAGGTCATCCTCGACGTGGAATCCCTGCTCTCGCAGTTCGTCTACCTGTGCCAGATCGTCACCACGTGTGTTGAACCGGATACGGCGGTTGAAGTACCGGGAGAAGATCGGGTGGATACCTTCTGATACTCCGGGCATCTTGGCGATGGTCCCTGTAGGGGCCACCGTCCGTTTCTTCACCGGGACAGGGATACGCAGCTCGTGGCAGAACTTGCTAGCAGTGTCATCGACCACGTTCGCCCACGTCCGAAGATCAAATTTGAACCACGGATCGGTGGGGGTCTCCGAGTACTTGTTGTCCGTCAATGCCAAATACGACGCCACCCCGAGATGGCCGACACCGATACGTCGGTTCCGGTCCAGCACTTCACGTGACTTCGGATCACCAACAGCCGAGAAGGTGGCTCGGATAAGGAACCGGGTCATCAGTTGATGAGCTTTGACCAGCCCCCAGCGGTCGACTGTTCCGTACTCGTTGACGAACGCGGCCAGGTTGACGTGTCCGAGGTTGCACGGCTCCCATGGCTCCAAAGTGATTTCGCCACAAGGATTAGTGCAGACGACCTCGTTCGGCTCGCCCACGTTGGACAACGACGAGTCCCACATACCCGGCTCACCGTTGCGAACAGCACCTTGGGAGAGCGTGTATAGGACGTTCCTAGCTGTCAACATCTTCAGCATGGATACATCACCAGGAACGCCCTCTTCGGGGTTCTGATATCGCCAGAAGTCTTCGTCTACCTCCACGGAGATGTTCGTAGTCCAGTGTTTCCCCGATTCGTTCTTGCAGTTGACGAACTCGGTAATCTGCTCATCAGCCCAATGCATCATCGCCATACGAGCTGACCGGCGAACACCACCGGCTACAACGCACTTGGCTATCTCGTGGTCCATCTCCATCGCCGACATACCGTCCAGCCGGTGACCGTGTTTGTCACTGAGGATCTTCGACACTTCGATCAGCATGTGGGCCAACGGGAGCGGACCCGATGCACGACCACCGAACGTCTTCAGACGAGCGCCCGCATGCCGTATCCGCGACACGTCGTAAACCCGGTTGAAGTGGACGGTGTCCTCCCGGTAGTGAGTGTCGATCAGGTCGACCAGCGCAGCCGCCCAACCCTCTCGGGAGTCCTCGATAGGGTAGGCACCCTCCCACTCGTAGTCGTACAGCGTAGACAACACGCCTTCGGCCTTGAGTGTTTCGTAGTCGGGATGCTCAGGGTCGCAGACGATTTCTACCTGTAGGAAGTGCTGGACTAACGGGAAGTGCTGTAGGAACCGGTTGGAGTAGTTGGCCCCGACTCCCCCGCCTTCCATTAGGCGCATGAACGTAAACTCGAAGTGATCCGAGGGCTTGTCGGTCCAACCCGATACCCAGCAGTTGAAAAGATGCTGTGCGTTCTTTACACCCGATGCCCACAGGTGTCGACCTGCCGGGAGGATCTTGAAGTCCGTCATCAGACGGATTAGATCTTCGCGTTCGTTCTCCAGCTGGTACCGCTCATCGACAAGGGCTAGGTTCCCGTCGACTACTCGTTCAACGGTTTCTGGCCACTGCTCCTTTTCACCGTTGGGCTTAACCCTCGCGTAAGTTCTTTCGTAGACGAGCTTTCCGGTCTCATTCACCCACTCGTAGTTAGACATTGGGGTAAGAGACACCCGCCCAAATGCTCAACACCATGTTTTCCGAGATACCGAATACATCAGACACCGTCTTAGGGGGTATTTGCCCCTCCAACAGGCGGATGGCTTTGACCTCTTCCGCGCTGAAGTTTGGGCTTACACCGCGTCTGCCCGATCTAAGTTGATTAAACTGTGCTGCAAGCGAAGCCACCTCGTGTGCCATAGTTGACCAGCTGTACTCGTCGTCCCAATCAGGCCAATCGTCCTTGTCGCGGTAGTCGTAGCACCCTGGGTGGGACGTCACGTCGTACGCGTGATCAAACCCTTCCGAAATAAGCTCTAGTGCTACTTCTCTGCTAGTTAGAGTCACTTATACCCCTTCGTGTATTCGCCGCCGCAAAACATCTCGCGGTCTTGCTGGCTCCAGTTCTCGATCCGCATCCGTTTTTCGTGCGGGAACAGCTCGGGAAACACTTCCGCCCTGTACATCTCGGAATGCGGCATCCCGTTAAACTGGCCGTCGAATAAGTTCATCACCGTAGAACTCCCTTCTATATGTAGTTATCGCCGTTACCTCCCCGGTTCGGTCCACTACCGGGATGATGTTGTCCCCGTGCTCGATCAACGCCATCGCCACGTCACCGGTTGGGTCTCCGTGCTGCCCCTTGCGCTTTCGCTGTTCGGGGAACATCACGTCTTTGCTTCCGATACCTTTGACGTCGTCCGCGATATACATCGCGTTGACCTCTTCGGTAAGAGACTTGACGGCCCGAGACAGAACCATTTTCTTGGCGGGTTCTGAATGGACGGTGTTGTCCTCGTAGCGGACTCGTATAGCCTCCGCGTGATCAGGCCACTTGCGGTCCACAGACTCCAGGGCTATCGGCAACGCATCCATCAGATACTTGTTAGTGGACTCACCCCGTAAGGCTTCACGGACTGAATCCGACGAGTACAACGCCTTCTGCTCGAACAGATCCAACTCATACCGCTCTTCGGATAGCAGTTGCTCTGCGGCACTGTTGGCCAGGTTCCGCACAAGGGGTGTCTGATCGTCTTCAATCAGTTGCGCGAACTGTGTTTGAACACTGGGACGTTCGAGATACCAGACCCACATAGACTGAGTTAAATCGTCTAGGTACTGGCTCTCATCCCAACCCCACTCCAACAACGCTTTCGCGGCGGATCGTCGGAAGATCCCGTCTATTACTGTGTCAAGCTCAGCCAAAAGTCCGCCACAATCTCGTAGAACGTCAAATCGATTTGTGCCGATCCATCGGTACGGGCTAGGTCCGCTTTCAACCATGGACGGGTGGGGTGAAGAAGGTACTCATCTGTAGCCCTTTGGCTTCCAACCTTCAGGCGCACCCAACCATCTCCGACCAACCGATCCGTCGGGTCGTATGTCAAGTACGGCTCCTGTCAAAGGCAGGGGCCTCCAGCTCATGAACTCCGTTCATAGCGCCTAGACCTCCCAAACTTCCCCGTCGACCGAGAATCGACCCTTCTTGATCTCTACGATTTCCGGTTTCACGTGCTGGCCGTCGACCGTCAGAAGCCCAAACCCTTGCTGCCAATTGGCCGTCCCACCCTTTAGGTAGTGGGCCAACGTCATGTCCATCAGGTTCCCGACTTCCATACCGGTCAGCTGCGACGTCACCTTGCCGCCGTAACCTCGTGTCTCGGAGATGATCCCTAGACGGTGGGTGTGCCCCATAACGACCGACTTGTTGAACTTCCGGGCCGCACCCATCGCCGTATTACCGGCGATACGGTTCAACGAAATACCGCCCAAGTGACCGTGAGTAGAAACCCAACCGGGGGCGATATCGTAGAAATCCTTCAACCGCGTGATACCGAACTTCTCGAAGTCGCAAAGGACTTCGATGTTGAACGCGTTGGTTCCCGCCAGCGCCGGTGAGTACTTCTCCAGGTAGGCCCGTGGGCGTAGGTCGTGGTTGCCTTCGTGCATCCCGATAGGACCGTCGTATCCGTCCCGCAGGACGGCCAACACCTTCTCCTGAAATCCCTTGACGTCGTTGTAAATCGACCCTTCGAACTCCGATCGGGTGTCCTTGGACCACCGGGCCGGTTGCGGGAAATCCAGGCAATCACCTATCAACACAACCTCTTCGGGTTGTGTGTCGTGGATGTACTGGATGACCGCTTTGACGGCCTTACGGTCGTGATACGGCCATTGGATGTCCGATACCAGGCATATGCGCTTAGCCATCGAGCACCTCCGTGAACGGCCCGTACTTGTCATACAACGTGGTGTCATCGGGGTACCACGGTTCACCATCTGGGTCATCGTTCTTACCCCGCACCCTCACCCCGTCCGGGACTTCGGTAAGCGACTTCCACTGTCGCGGGTGGCCCGTCATAACACGAACGTAGTCCCACTCGGACTCGGTAAGCTGCACCGTAGGTTTCGTGACCAACTTCTCCGCGAGACCCAGATACCCGGCACCGTCGACGTACGAATCCCGGTGGTACGAACGCCGTGACCGAGACATCTTGAGCTGGGTCATCATCCGTGCCACGTCCAACGCCGTTACCGGTGCCGACAGACGGTCGTCCAGCTCGATAGTCCATCGCTTTGCGATGTCCGCGAACGACTCGGCAGCATCGCCGTACTGTTCGGCCCTGTCCCCGTTGATGATCCGTTCTGCTTCTTGCAAAATGCTCTCTGTCACCGACCCTCCTGGTCGTATGTCAAGGGCGGTACGCCCGAAGGTGCGGATTGCTCGTAAGCCCGCACTACTTGTTTGATCACGTCGGGCTTGAACCCGACGATCGGTTGATGAGTCCACGACAACACCAACGGGACCTGTTTGACGCCATGTTCTTTCAGAACATCCATCGCCCACGGGTCGGCGGTTACGTCGTAGTACTCGTACACCGCACCCTCACGGTCCAACAGCTTCTTAACCTGTTCGCAGCCGGGGCAATCCGGCTTACCGAATACTTCTATCATCCGACCACGAAGTTTCCGTCGATAGGTTCCATCCGCAAGAACTTCCGGCTACGAGCACCCCAAAAAACTACGTTATCGCGCAGGCCCGATAACCACTGCTCCAGCGCTTCTTGTCGGTACGTGTTCTCCCGACTCTTCGGGGGTACCTCCAACCCTAAGTCGTAGTCCATCATTTCAACCTGTCTTTCAATGCTTCTCGTCCCTCCCTCAGAACGAAGTCGTTAACGTCCGAGCCTTTCGGCATCGGCACAATCCGTGCGTTCGGTAGATCCGACGCCACGGTGTTGGCGAACTGCATCCCGGCTTCGTCCCCGTCCGCGAGGATGTACACCGTCTGATACCCGAGGAACGGTTCACGAAAATACCGTTGCCACGAAGTAGCACCCGGAACCCCGACCGCTCTGGTACCACACGACTCAGCAGCGATAGCGTCGAGTTCACCTTCGGTGATCGCCACGGTGTCTACCGGTTTCCACAACGACAGCGTGTTGTACAGCCGTGGCCGGTCGCCCGCGACCGTCATGTACTTACCGTGACCGTGGTGTTCGTGTTCTTCGATACACCGGAACCGGATAGACGCTACGCCCCAACCGAACTCGTACGATTTACGCAAGTACGGTAGGGCTAGCATCCCCCGGTACATTTCATGCCCCGGTAAAGGGTCGTCTACGTGCCCGATTCGGAAGTACGCTTTGTCTTCCGGTTCGTCCACTATCGCCGGTACTGTTAGACCCCGACTCGCCAAATACTCTTCGGCCTTGCTGTCTTTGAACGACCGGTGGTACTTTTCCGTCGCCTCCTTCAAGAAGAGTCTGTGCGATCGTGACTGCCTCTCGATGGGTCACTCCTTCCTGCTTCTTGATAAGTGCCACCGCATCACCCTTGACCCCACAAGCCATACAGTTGTAGGCGTTTGCGCGGTAGTTGACTGCGGCAGAGGGTGTTTCGTCCCCGTGAAACGGGCACGAACAACGGCACCAAAGCGACTTATCAGGCGGTGGCACCCATTCCGGGTGGTACCGGTGGATGACGGCGGTTATCAGAGACATTCACTTCACGATCTCCGTGAATGGTCCGTAGTCGTCTGCGCGGAAGATCGTGTCGCATGAGTACCAGGTGTCGACCTCTTTGTAGTGCCAAGCGCCCTTCTTGCGCTTCCAGCGATCACCATCGATGTCTCTAACCTGAACGCCCTTTGGCACGTCCTGTAGTGACTGCCACTGCCTCGGAGCGGGTTTCGGAACGATGCACTCCTCCAGGGACACCAGTCCTCCGTACACATCCTCGAACGGACCCTTGAGGCGACCGGTGGTCTGTATCCACCCCGCTCGCCCCTTGTTTTCGGTAATGGACACCAGCGTGGCGTTTTCCAGCTTGATCGCTAGTAGTTCGTGGTTTGGTACGTAAACCGTGACACCAGAGGGGATGTCAGCCCATAATGGATACGTTGTCATGTTTCTTCTTTCGTTTCTGGTCGTATGTCAAGTCCTTGGCCTGACTCGATAGGTGCGACTACCTTGCCGATCACGTCGAACGCCGGTGGGTTAGTGAGGTACTGGATACCTCGTTGGAAGAACTCCACCGAATCCCGGCTGTGGCCAATGACTTTCAGGTTGTCGTGTGAACAAAGAAGCCCCCGAACCAAACCGGTAGAATGGTCGTGATCAACCGCTAGCCGCTTCTTCCGACCCGACGCTCTCTGACACAGATAGCACCTACCGTTTTGGTATTCATACAGCTTCCAGTAGTCTTCCGGGGTCAGGCCGAAGTTCTTCATCAACCGGGATTCCCAAGCGGTGGAACGGGTTTTGGCCCGTCTAGCCCGGTGGTGCGTAGCACAACGCGGACCCGGATTCGGTGCCGGTCGTTTAGTCGTGATGCCTTCGGCCCGACAATCCACGCAGACGCGGGGTTTAGGTCTTGTCACGTCCTACCCCGCAGATCACCAGCACCGCTAGGACGTAACCACCGGCAACCGTTGCGGCTAAACCGATGTCAGCCCCCAAAACAACCCTTCCAAGTAGGCCCTAGTCATACGCCGAACCGTTCAATGAACCGGTCCACGTTCAGCTGAGACACGTTGCCCGCCAACGGGTTCTTGTACGCCCAACCGGTCATCTTGGTCTCGATGATCAACGGACGCTTCGGGTCCGGGCTAGACGGGTCGACCCGCTTGTGGGTCCACGTCGTAGGTACCCGGTCGATAAGACCGAAACCGATACGCTGCCGAACCAAGCTCGGCTTAGCGAGTGCCATAGGGGTAATGGTTGTAGTCATGGTTAGTTCTCCTGTTGTTCTAGAACGGCTTTGGCGAATACGGCGTACCGATTCGTAAGTAGGGTCCCCATTTGAGCGAAGGTGTCGACCCCATCCAAACGCGGGCACAACTCACGCATAGCTAGCCAGCCGCGTTCTGCCGCCTTGTACACCGGATCGTTATTGATAAGATCCTGGTGTATCTGCCACTGTTTCTCAGCTTCCAGCCAGCGGAAGATATTGTTGCGCCAGTAGCTTTCGGCGTTGAACCAGGAACGCAGTTCCCGCGCGTGTCCTAACAGCCGCTTGGCGGTTTCGTAATCTACCGGGGCCGTCTCCACCTTCTCGTACGCGTTGACTAAACCCTCTAGTCGCCACTCGTCGTACGGTTCCATCAGGTCATCAGATGCGTCGCATTGTCCGCACATCGGCGGCTCCTCTCTACTTGGTGGTATGTCAACCTTGGCACAAGCGAAAGCTTGGTCCTAGCGCCGCCAGCTCCGCTGGCTAGCGTGTGCCTACTGAAAATCCTTGATAGCCATCGTCTTACCGTCGAACTGTAGGCTGACGTACGAACGACCCGACGGGAAGCCCCGACCAGACCGGTTCTTCACCGCCGACACGTTCAACGTGTCCGCGCCGTGGTCAGACGGGATACGATGCAACGTCAGGATCATCTCGGGCACTCGCCCGATCTGACCTTTGATGCCCGACAACGGGATTGGCTTGTTTCCGTCGTTGTGGTCGCCTTTCACGTGGTGTAGACCGACGACACACGCCCCTGTGTTCCGGGCGAGTGAATGTAGGTAGTCGTTCAACAACTCCAACCCGCCGAACGGGTCCTCGTCGTTACCGGCGAAGCCGGATATGACGTTGGTGATGTTGTCGACCACGATCATCTGCGGATAGTCGTCCATCAGTTCTACGGTCGCTTTGACCACGTCCTCCAACTGATTCAGCGTTGGACTCGGGTTGAAGTCGAACAGCACGTTGGTGCTGTCTAGTGTCTTGACCGCTTGTTCTTTGTTGTCGCGGTACATCTGTGCCGACTTCTCCATCGACCACCCGTTCAGGATGGACATGGCACGGGTCGTCTGGGTGAACTCGTCGGAGTCCGCCGACAGATACAACGCCGGTACGCCGGACTTCAACACTTTCGTCAGGACGAACGCCGACTTACCGATACCCGGTGCGGCACAGACCAACACGTACTGCCCTTGCAGGAACCGGATACCCTGTTGTTCCAACGACGTCCACACCGTCGGCAGCGGTACACCCGAGTCGTTCTTCTGGAATAGGGCCTGTCTAAGTGTCAGCATCGCACCCAATAAGGTCTATAACAGACTGTATTAGTACGGCATCCCGATCACCCCGCTGCACAAGTGTCTCGAACCTGTACCCCTGGCCCCATTCGTTCTCAACCCTTTGCAGGTTGTCTTCGGCTATTTCCAGTAACTCTGGAACCAGGTTCATGATTCGCTCTAGGTAGTCAGCTGCTTCTCGTGCAACCGCCCACAACTTGGGGCTTTGGTGGTAGTCATCGGACCAATGCTCGGAGAGGTCCACTTCGTCACGCAAACGCTTAACGAGGTCGTTCACATCAGCTCCCCTCTGCACGCGTAACCCATGTAGTCGGTGTAACAATGCCACGTAAGCCGACCGCACTTGTCACACCATTCCAAGACGTAATCGGTCACCACTCACCTCCACATCCGCCAGAAGGCGCGGGTGACAACAGAATCCCGTTCCGCGTCTTGCACGCGGTGTCGATACGGAACCTGCCGAACGACGTGTACGCCGTTTGGTGCCAGAACGTCCCGTCCGGGTACTGAACCCCGTTGCACCAACCCGTCAGGTTGGAGGACGACACACCTACACCCTCGTTGGTACCACCACCGGGGCACCAGCCCCGGATGTAGTCAGGGTGGTACGGATCGTGGTATGGGTCAGCGGCAGCCGGTACGGCGAAACCCACTGACAGCACTGCTATTACAGCCGCAAGTAGGGTCTTCATAACTTATCCTCTCTAACCCCAGAAGGCGGAAACCCTTTTGTACGCAATCGACCACCGATCTGTAGGCCGATCACCACCCTTTTTCAGAAAGACGTAGCAGTCTTCACCGTCTACCGTGGGGTGGACGTCTGTAGCGATCACCCGATCTAGTAGCCGCCAGGTGTCGTCCAACCGGGTCATCAAGGTCACGAATCTATTGAACTCAGACATTTCGGCCTCCGTTGGGGGCCAGCCGTCTTCAGTCAACTCTTCATACGCCCGTGTGACTTTATCCATCTGCCACGGCTCTAACGGGTACTCTTTACCGTCCCGAGTCACTGACCGGGGACCGATCTTTATCGGGCCACGCATCGAACCTCCTGGTCGTATGTCAAGCACTAAGCCTGACTGTATTGGCATGAATACGAAACATCGCAGAACCGACAGCGATCGGGTTCTGGGTTGGGCGGGAAGTTCCCCGCGTTGATGTTGTCCTGTAGTTCTACGAACTTGTCCCGCACCGTCTCTCGGGTCCAGTCTGTCAGATCCATTACAGGGGTTGGCTTTCCAGTCCTGCCCATCCAGTAATCACCGGTAGGGCAGTAACCTCCGTACGTCTCTTCTAGAGCTACCTTGTAGACCCCGAGCTGGAAATCGTCCCCTGGTTTGTTACCAGTCTTGTTGTCCCTCACGTGCATTTCTTCGCCGCAGCCGTTGTACAACACCAGGTCTATAAATCCCCGGATCTCGATACCGTCCAGGTCGATGTCGAACCCCAGCTCGATACCGGGTGTTCCATCTGGGTCCAGCCAAACAACATCCTCCGGGTGCTTCCCGTACCAGTCCAACATCCGGCCACACTGCTGTAGTCCGAGGTCGTACCGTCGATTGATGTCGGCTTCGCCGTTGTACGGCCCCGACCAGAACCACCACTCCAAGTTCGGGGTTACGTCACAGTACGTATTGACGTGGTTGTCGTACGACTCTGTGTAGACCTGTTGCATCTCTTCCAGGGTCATCGTCCGACCGGATCGCTCCCACGCCTCCCCCGCTTCGTGCACCGCCGAACCCTGGGGTAACCACGCTGCCGGTCTCTGCCACGCTTTCTCAACCCGAGAGAGGTACCACGAGTACGGACACCGCTCGTACTGTTTGTACTGGGAGACACTGAGTTTCATCTATACCTCGGTTGGGCCTTTATGCACGAAATCGCTTGTTCCGGCTCGGGTACGAGGTTCATGGTGATAACACGATTTAGTTCTAGTAAGTTATCGTTTTCGTCGTAGGTAACTTCCAGATGTACCCCAGGGGTTCGTTGATACACAACCTCGGACGGGGCAGTGCCCCGTAGTACGACCCACCCACTGTCTTTCACCACCTGTTCAATTCGTTCACGATCAGTCACTACGGCACCGCCAGTCTGTACGTCGTCACAGTCCCCATACCGCCTTTGAAGTTGAAGTCAAACCGTTCATCCGGGCCGCACTGAACCGTATGTGGATGCGACGAAAGGAACTCGACAACAGGTCGATAGAGTGCGTCATCATCCGACAACTTGTTACTACGATGCACTATAAGGCACGGGTTGCCGTGTATTTTTATGGTGTTGGCGATAAGCCAGGGCAGGGCATCAATCTGGAGGGTCTGAGTATGCGGGGCGGCTTGCAGCACGACGGGACCAGCTTTCTAAAGTTCGCGTGTGGGTAGTTTCCATAGCTCTTCTCCGTATTCAGTTATGTTGGTGTGTTCGTTCACGCGAATCATTAGACCGTTGTCACGTGGCTCTCTAGTCCGATAGGTAAACCCTGTCTCCGGGTTGTACTCCACCACTTCGTCTACCATCTTCTTGTGGAACGACCGCAGTTTGTTCCTGCGCTTGTCAGTGTACCTGTCTACGTTACCGACGATGATGTACTCGGCGTGCTCACGCAAACGTTGCAACGCGTAAGCCCGGTTGAATTTATTGGGTACCTTGAAAGGTATGACTTCCTTGATCATCTTACGCAGGGTTTTACCCCCGTAGTTGTTGTAGATCCACGAAACCCCAGATCGGGTCATACCCCACTCGTTACCGATCTCCGTGAAGTTCATACCCTGGTTCATCAGTTGTTCTATTATCGGTTTAGTCAACTGGGGTGTAATAGTTCGGTCCACCTGCTCCTCCTACCTGGTTGCCTGTCAAATGATTCAAGGCTACCTGTCAAGTCAATGCATAGCAAGGCTGGCCCCTTTCGTCGGGCTGTGACGTACCAGGAGTCCCCGTCCTGTGACACAGATTACAACAAGTGTTCACAAAGATTTGACGCGTATGTCACTCGTTACCAAGTCGTTATCTTACATACGTCGGTGAGCCAATTACCGCTCTGACCAGTACGTATGTCCGGTTTCTCATGGGTTCATCAACTAGATAGAGTAGTTTTGCCCTACCTAGAACGTGAGAAGTGTTGTAAGATGCCCGATTCGCTCCTGAACCTGTGTCAACAACGTTTGCAAGAAGCACCGGTTGTTGACGGCGATCGGTGATTGGTCCCCGTCCAAGTCTTCCAGATCGTCGTAAATCCGCGTCTCCAATTTGATGGCTTCGGGGAGCATCAAGTCTTCGTATTCCACCGGGGTCGTAATAGACATATCAAACCTCTTTGTTTGATTCGGGCTACTCTTCGTCCACGGGTTTAATGTTCCAAATCTCGGTGAGCCCACCGGGTGAGCCCTTACCTATCTCCAAACCTTGTTCCAACGCCGCCGACAGCTGTCCGCCGCCGATACCTAATACCCGCATGTACTCCTTATGGGCGAGTTCGTGGGCTAGCCGCTGGCCTTCCGCGCTGCTTACATCTTCTGCGACAATCGTCCCGTCAGCTTTCTTCACGGTGCATACGTCAACGTTCCAGCGATCCAACCACTCGATACGGACGTACTCTGTGCCGAAGAACCCGATTCGTTCCGTAACTCGGTGTGGTTCAGATTTCTTCATGCGGCGTAACCCCTTTCGGCCCCGTCAATAACGATTCCACTCGGGACAACCTGTCCCGCAGTTCGGAAACTTCGTTGTCTGTACGCTCGTTCTTGCTGTCCTGCTTGGCAACAAAAGCATCCAGCTTCTCTCGGGATGCGTACCGGAGGTCCGCGCGACGTTCCCACTGAACCAACGTCTTAATGACACCCACAGCCACATCGAACCGCAGCCGATCGGCCTCGTCCAGCTTGTCGTAGTCGGTGTTTTCTACAGCCATCAGAGCTTTGCGAGTCTGCCTACGGCCCTTGCGTTGGTGGTCTTGAGCGAGCCTGATGTGCGACTGGGGCTCGATGACCTGATACCCAACGTTGCGAACTGCCACAAGAGACTTCTGGTGCTCTCGTTGGATGCCCGACTTGGCTTGGTTCACAACGCCCTGTGTCATCGCACGGTCAAGTCCAAGCGCCGCCTCTAGAAAGTCGTACGGGACGACCTGGCCCGGTTCTACGTCTGCGAACAGGTCCACCACTGTTTGTCTTCGGGATTTGTCAGACATCGACTCAAACATCAAACCTCCTTGATAGTGGCTTCAAATGTGCCGAACCGTGGGCGCCAGTCCCCCAAACCGATGTACTGGCCAGCCTTCTCTCCGAAGGACAGAAGGGACTCAAAATCCAGGATCTCCGGGTCGAACATGCCTTCTGCTTCGGTTGCCCACTGGCGGAACACGGGCCGTGTGCGGATGATTCGTGCTCGCTGCACCTTTACCGATGCGTTGTGCACATGGGCGGCATTACCCTTGTCCCACAAACCTTCCAAGTCTCGCGGTCCATCGTACGCAATGGGGTTGACGTCGCTTGTAATCCGCAGACCACGTTCAATATCCTTGCCGTTCTTGGTCATACGGGCTGCATGTAGCAAGCACTGCTCGATGTTCAGACCCGGCATATACGGACCGATCGTCTCATCAAAGTACAGGCTGCCCAGGAACTCCAGACGGCGCTTCTCCCAGCGGTCGTCCTCGGTTTGTTTCGTCTTCTTGGCTGTAATCTTCTTGATCGCCTTGACGATTGGATCGAACTCGTCTGACAGACGTGCGTTGTGCATCAACAACGGGTTGACGCCACGGATTTCAATTGTGAACTGCTTCATGTCTTCTCCTTTAGTTGTAACCCTTGTAAAGCCATACCTTGACCAACCATTCCCAGCCCCAGCTCGCCCTGCCTTGGCCGTGCGACCCGTGGACTCGAACCACGGTGTATTCCGTTGTCGCTGTTTGTGTAACCCTTGCCTCGCCATGCCTCGGTGAGCCTGGACTTGCCGAGCCTTGCCATGTCGTACGGTTCCGGGAATCGAACCCGGACGAAAACCGTTACCGCTGTGTGTATCTCACGCCAAACCACGCCATGCGACGCCGCGCCCTACCTAACATCGTCGTGCTTAGTCATTCTCGACCTCCGCTTGGTACAGCATGTGGTGGTCTTCGTCGTTGGGTGTTGGTCCTTCGGGGTGGGTCCTAGCCCACTCGCTCACGGCATCGTCGCCGTGCAGTACTTCAAAGTCACTGACGATGTGGAAACCCCTCTTCTTCGTCAGGTACCACCGCGCGTCTTCTTCGTGACGCGCTTCTACGGCCTCGATACCGTTTTCTCGTACTGCTTCTCGGGATACCGAGATCATCACGCTTTCACGTCGTTTGTTAGTCATCTCTCCACCACTTGTTCTTCCTGTGCCAATGATGATGGTCATCGTCGTCTTCATCTTCTTCGGTCTGCACCGGCACCGGTACGTATGTCGTTGGGGCCGTCGGTGTTACCGACGGGTGCGGGTGTTTGTCCTCCGGTTCACACGACACGCGTTCACCGCGTGCCAGGTGGTATTCACGGTCTTTGACCGTGCCACCATGCCTTTCAACGTGGTCCACCCCACGGTGTTCACACGTCAGAGGTATAGCGTGCGCCGCTATAGGTGAGGCGAACGGGGTCAGAGCCAAGCCCAAACCTATTGCGGTGTGGGTTAGAAGACGCATCACGCCTCCAAATACGCTGTGATAGTGAGGATTACCGGGAAGATCAGGCACACGTACACGATGAACGTCATTCGAATACCCGTTTCAGGTATGCAGAAGCTACGGACACACCGTCTTTGTCCATACGCCACTGGCGGTGATCTTGCACCCACAACACGGTGTGTAGCGAGTAACCGTGGTCTGCCGCGTGAGCGGCAACCAAACCTTCACCCTCGTCCCAATTAGACGGGTGGACAGTGGAATACCGGTGGTTGTGCGGGTCCGACAGGTCTGTAATCTGTAGGACGTAGTACGCGGTCATAGCCGTTCCTTGCGGAACTTATCGTTAGTGTCGCCGCATTTGAAGCATTGTGGTATCGGGTCGTTAGTGATGATGGTTTCTACTATGGTCATGTGGTATTCGCAGAACGCGAGAACCCGCACAGTGCATATAGGTAGGTTGAGGTGGACGCGTGCCAACCATGCAGCTTCACTACTACAGATCGGATTCATCTGGTTGTCTGGTATTTCACATGCCTGCGCGGGCATGTCCCCCACGATGCTCTCAACATCGACTACCGACAGCGTTGTCATATCTGACTCCGTAAATACGTGAAGTTGGGCCAACCGATATCGTTTCTGTGGTCATCGAAACCTTTACGCGGGTCGTACGTGTAGTCGTCCACGTCGTCTCCGGGGTCGCTGACTCGCGTGCCGTCAGAGCGCACCCATGGTGTTGGATCGTTCATGTCTTGGACTCCTTATGTTGTTGTCATACCTTTGATTTGGTGCCCCCGGCGCAAACCGAGTGCGCCACCGGACGGGAGTCCACGCCTAACACGGCGGGATGAGGTCACGGCGACCATCGGGGGCGGTCTGGTTAGGCTTGTGGCTCAATCCTTTTCGCTGGGCTCATTCGGTCACCGTCCAGCCAGACACCCAACGGGATTCGTAGATGGGTTCCATGCGTGGGTCGTCGCCCACCCCTTGCGAATGCTGCTATAGCCTCAGCACCAGAGGGGTACTCGCCCCGAGTTTCGTAGAAGCCATAACCCGAAGTGTACGAGTACTCGCACACACACCAGATAGCGTCTTGGGTTTTCCAGATTAACCATTGTCTATACGTCGTTTTACTGCTCATAGCTTCACCCCTGCTCACCCTTAACCGGGTGTCTGCGTTCGTATCTCGTCAAACCTCTAGTGGCGACAGCCACGGCTACAACACCGAACACACCGGCAACCACGAGGTGTATCAACATGCTCATACCTATCGGACCCGCACGAACGAACTACCGCGTGACACGTACACCCGTCCGTCTATGTACGCGTAGATGGTGGTACGAACCTGGTTGGTGGACATCGTTGTCTCCTTAGGTCGTATGTCAAGTGCGTGGGTAAATAAAAAGGTGTATTAGTTGATATGTGGGTTAGGGACGGTAAGGTTCTTCGCCGAGTTCGGTGCAAGCGTCTCTGTAGCTCATGTCACCATTAAGCCAAGCCTGCCCTAGTTGATCTGCATAGGCTGACTTCTGCCATGCGGTATCCGTGACTAGACACGTACCACCGGCCATATATCTTCTGCCATCTACGCAAATATGCGTGCCTTTATGATCATTCGGGTTGGCGTTGCGGATTGCTTCGCTTATGCGACTCATTTGTTTCTATCCTTGGTATGTAGTAGGGGGTTAGACTGATTCATACTGAGCGATGCGCTCACGGGCATCTGAGATGACTTCCCTCAACCGTTCGGGTGTCACTGTGGGTGCCTTAGCCATAGCGTGTATCCATCCGCTGTAGTATTTGTCGTGAGGCTGCATTCTTTCAGCCACTTCGTTAACCTGCTGCTGAACGGTGTCCATCTATCTAGTCCTTATCGGTAGTAGCTCAAATCTTCTAGTGCCACGTTTGGAGTCGAACCAAACCCCTACGGTCATATCGAGAGGGCGAACCCGCCGTGGCCGACCACCAGGCACACGCTGTATCTCAAGCGCAAGCCAAATGGCCTTAAAGTATGTTCACGTCCGTATGTTTTCCTCGGCCCGTTTCCGTGGGTTAGACCGGTCACTGAAGGCTGACTAAACGCCACTCCCTCGCAGTCCGGTAGGTCTTGGCGATGCCCGTCATCGCTCGCTACCGGAGATATCTTCTACGTACGCTATGTGTTATGACTTGGGGGGTATCACCAGGCTCGCTGGTTGACCATGCTCCGTGTCACTTGTTATTCAGTTGTAGGCGCTTGAGGCATAGCCTCTGCGCTTTGCGTCGAGAACTATGTTCTCTAGCGGTCAAACTATCAGATTGTGGGCCGTATGTCAAGCCGTGTTGCTTGGCTCTATGCGCTCGCTCACCCGCTGGCGTATGGGTTCACTTGACTCGCCAACACCACTTATGTGGTTTTGGCTCTTGGCGTCAGGGAACTGCGTTCCCCTAGCTCTGCCCCGCTCTGAAGTTGTATCCACAATCTAACTCATCGACGGTCGTATGTCAAGTCTCACGCACAAAGAAAACCCCCGCCGTAGCGGGGGCTCTTGGTGGGCGCTGCCGGTTATCGGTAGTTCTCCGATCCTACGTAGTACGCGGTGCCCGTATCGGGGTCTATCCACGTGCACGGTTTCCCGTCCGTATTGCCGTCCTCGTATTGGCATACGGGCAATTGGTCCGCGTGTGCTGTTGCTTCTACCGCAGTGGGCAGTCCTACCCAGAACGCACCAACGGTGAGTGTAGCGAGGGCTAGTTGCTTCCATGTGCTTGTCATACGACCAGCCTACCACATACGGGTCGTATGTCAAGGGGTGCGTGCATACGAATGTGGACACCACGCACCCCACGCATGGGTACGTAAGCGTGGGTGGGTAGCACGGTGCACACCACCGTGCACGGGCACGGCATGGCCGACGCGGCGGTGAGCGTCGGCGACACCCCAGGGATACACCCCTCCCCCGGCCCCCAGGATCGGGCGGTAATCCGGAGGAGCCATCGTGTACGGGTTTTAGAAGTCGAACACCCATTCGGGTCGTATGTAAAGTGCCAGGTCGATCATAAAACGGTAGTGAAATAGGTTACAATTCAGTAACGAGAGACCCTTTTGGGTCTAGGTAACGGGTACTTAACCTATGAGAGGGTAAGAGAACTAACTGTTCTCTATATAGGACGAGGCGAAGCCGAGTCCCCGGCTTCTTCTCGTCGGTTCGGCCTTCGGCCTCACGGTATACCAACGTAATGTAGTTACCTAACGTAACGGAAATACGGTTGGTGGGCCGTGACCGGCCCCTAAAGGCCGGGTCGCGGACCCGGAGTCCGAAGGACGCATGAGATGCGTCCGAGGTCAACACAGACCTCGGATGTACACCGTACATCCTCGGTCCCGTACCCCCGGTAATCCTTCCTCGCCTTCGGCTCGGAAGTCTTACCACCCCCATACGTCACAACGATCTGAGGTTTACATGCCTTCAAAGGGCGAGAAGCGAATGCGTTCGCTTATCAACCAGAGTTTGAAGTACCACAGCCTCGATGATTTTCCAGGCTTCTGCTACTTCGCGCTTCTCCCAGACGGATGTATAAAAATCGGATACTCGAACACAGATGATCTGGTCAAGTCTCGAATGAAGTCTCTAAGTCGCCAGTACCAAGCCCCCGTTATACCGCTTGCGGTTATCAAAGGTGGGTTCGTGGCGGAAGCGCACATGCACGAACGCTTCGAGGCGTATCGACTACCGGGCGACGGCGAGCGCTTCACGTACTCACCTGAAATGGCTGAGTACATCGCAAGCCTCGTATGAGTGGTTCGTGGTCCGGTTCGTATCGGAACCTTCGGCTGCCCTGTGAGTGGCAGTCGATCAGACGTCGAATCCTCGACAGGGATAACTACACCTGTCAGATCCGACACCTCGGCTGCCTCGTAACAGCCTCGGACGTCGACCACATCGTTCGTGGTGACGATCACTCGGACGAGAACCTTCGGGCTGCATGCAGTAAGTGCCACGCCCGAAAGTCGAGTGCGGAAGGTAACGACCGCCAACGACAACTCAGAGCCCTACGCAAGCGTCCCCCCGAACGCCACCCAGGGCGAAGCTGAAGGCCAGGAGCCTTCTCTAGCCCAGGAGGCTCATCATCGGTACCAGAGGTCCAATCCCGAAACGAGAAGATCAGCGAGTTCGTCGGAACGAGCAGGAGATCCCTACCGAGAAGGTGGTAGCGATCGGCAAGGTACCTGTTCCCGATCTAGGTCTCGAGAACCCGCACCCGTTCGTAGTCGAGTTCTACGAGTCGATTAGACAGTCGGCTCAATCGAACTACTACGAGCCCTCGGATTGGCAGTTCGCTCGGCTGACGATGTACGCGCTGAACGAAGAACTCAACGCTGTGTACCAATCGGGTGACAACAAAGGCAAGAAGAAGCCGCTTGGCGTGATGAAACTCCAAGTGCTGAACCAGATGATGTCTACCCTCCTTCTCACCGAAGGAGACCGCCGTCGCGTTCGGATGGAGATCGAACGGAACCCAGGGCCTACCGCTGACGGCGGCAAGGTTCTGACGATGGCCGACCACTTCAAGCAAGTGCTCGGCGCACAAACCACATGATCCACCGGGGGAGCGTCAGTCTCGGCCTCCTCTCGCCGCGAGCCCCGACGGCATCCAACGAAGTTGGTGCCTCCGAGCCAACTGCTCCGCTGTTGGCGTTACCGGCTCCGCTCCCCCGGAACAACTTTCAAGGAGATCCATGTCCGATATCGGGCTACGGCCAGAAGGCAGCACGCTAGTCCTTTGGAAGGGCAGGGATTTCGCCTGGAATTTCGAGCTGGTGGACGAGAACAAGCAACCGGTCGACTATCCAGCCGGTCAAATGTACTTCGAACTCCAGACCGGAGGCGAGCACAACGCCCTCCAGAAGGTCACCGTCACCGGAGCCAACGGCGGTACGTACAAGCTCGGTTTCGGCGGTCAGTGGACCGCCCCTATCGACTACAACGACGTCGTAGAGAACCCCCAGAACCTCTCTGGCGACATCACCGACGCGCTGGAGGCCCTACCTACCCTCGGGGCTGGAAACGTCTTTGTACAGCCTTCCAGCCTGTACCCCACGTGGGAACTAGATCTCAACGTCAACGCCGGTCACGTTCTTACCGAGCAGTTGGTGAACACCGTAAACGCAACACTGAACGGCTTTTTCGGCACGTTCGAGGATCTGTTGGGCGTCGATATCGACTTCACGATCCACGACAACCTGAACTTGGTCCTGAAGATCACCTCTACCAAGTCGTTTGACGAGGTTGGGTTGATCACGTTCGCCGTCGACGTGACGTCAACGATGATCGTCAACTTGTTCAACTCGGTAGCCTCGCTTATCGGTGTGTTCAGCATCGTCCACTTGGACTTCTACTGGACCCACACGTACCAGGTGATGTTCATCGGAGCGCTCGGAAACGACGTACAACCCGCTCTGGCGGTTGATGACTCAGGTCTTACAGGGGTGAACGGGTACGAGAGCGTCAAGGTAGACATCGTCAAGCCCGGAAAGCACCCGTTAACGATCTGGAATTTCGAGCTGGAAGGCTCGATGGCCCACATCAAGGTCGAATCGGAAGAGACCGACAAGATCGCGGACCGGTGCTTGTGGCAGCTGGTCTTTCTGCCTGACGGTGAGCCCGCTGGCGGTGAAGGTATTGACGCCGGAAGGGTTTCACGAGTCGGATGATCATAGAATCAGTTCTCGGAGACATCGGTGATCGCATCCTGTCTACTCCCGGACAACCGGGAGCCCAGGGACCTAAGGGCGACAAAGGCGATACCGGATTACAAGGCATACCCGGCGAGACCGGAATCCAGGGACCCGTTGGCCCCAAGGGAGATAAAGGCGATACCGGACCCCAGGGTCCAACTGGAGCGACCGGACCGGCTGGGGCAGACGGCACCGGCATAGAGCTTTCGGGCTCTGTACCGACGTACGCCGACCTACCCGCGTCGGCATCGACGGGCGACACCTACTTGGTGATCGCAGACGGTCTCTTGTACTTCTGGAACGGATCTGGCTGGCCAGCGGATGGCGACGGTATACCCTTCCAAGGCCCGGTAGGACCAACTGGTCCGCAAGGGCCGCAGGGCGAAACTGGCCCCACGGGAGCCAAGGGTGATACGGGAGAGACTGGCCCCAAAGGGGACAAGGGTGACCCCGGAGACACCGGACCCCAGGGTCCCAAGGGTGATACCGGAGACCAGGGTCCTCAAGGCGTCAAGGGTGATACCGGAGACACCGGTCCGACCGGTCCCAAAGGTGACACCGGAGACGTAGGCCCGCAGGGACCTCCCGGAGAGGTGACCACCGCAGCGCTCAACACGGCGGTATCTAACGCCGTATCCGCGTTAGTCGACGGCTCCCCCGGAACGCTGGACACGCTTAACGAACTCGCAGCCGCACTAGGCGACGATCCGAACTTTGCGACGACCGTCTCGACCAACATAGGACTGAAAGCAGATAAGACCACAACGGTTTCAGCCGGAACAGGTCTTACCGGTGGCGGTGACCTATCCACAAATAGGTCATTCGCCGTGTCCTACGGCTCGACAGCTGGCACCGCATGCCAAGGAAACGATTCCAGGCTCTCGGATGCTCGCACGCCTACGGCGCACACGCACAACGCCTCGGACGTGAACGCGGGCACGCTCGCTATCGCTCGCATACCAACGGGCACTACCAGTTCCACCGTCTGTATCGGTAACGACTCCCGGCTGTCCGACACCCGGACACCCACCGATGGTTCTGTCACCACCGCCAAGATCGCCAGTGGTGCGGTCACCACGACGCAGATCGCGGACGGCACGATCACGGACACCGACATCAACAACTCGGCGGCTATCGCTATGTCGAAGTTGGGAACCGGAAAGGTCGTCGGTTCTAACAACGGCACGACCACATCGCTAACCGTCTGGGTGGGAACGGCAGCCCAGTACACGGCTCTCGGCTCGAAAGACGCGAACACCCTGTATTTCACAACGTAGGAGGACCGGTGGCGGTTTATCTCGGATCAACCTCCCTGGCCGGTCTCAAACTTGGGACTACGAGTGTGCTCAGCGTCTACTTGGGCACCAACCAGGTTTGGTCAGCCTCTACGCCGGTTCAATTCATCGGCGCTAACGCTAGTACGAGCGGTTCTGTGACGATACCAACGCACCAGGTCGGAGACCTGATTGTGTTGGCCGCGTTCGACGCTCAGAACACAGCACCGACCAAGCCAACGGCAGGCGGAACCGTACCGGATTGGGTATACATCGATAACGCCAACACCACATCCGGTCAATCATGTATCACCACAGCGCAGTTCAAGGCCACTGCAACCAACACAACCTCGGGTTCGTGGACGTGGGGTGAGCAGATGATCGCGGTAGTCCTGCGTGGACAGAACGCAACGACTCCGATCGGTGGACACGCATCGGTGGGCGGTCAGGGCGTGAACATCACCGCACCCGCCATCACGCTCGACCATACAGACGGTACTTCGATACTCCTGCACTTCCACTCATCCGCATTCCTCAACGGCAGCGGATGGAGTTCTGCACCAGCGGGATACACGCGTCGAGTGGTAGCGGGGCCGTCAAGCTCCCGATCACTCCTACTGAATACCAAGGACTCCACAACCACGGACGGAGCGGTTACGCAGCCAGACGGATCGTCGGGTTGGCAGTATGCAGCCGCAACCGTGGAAATCAAGAACTGACTAAGGGATTACCGCATGGGCGTTATCGGCGAACCACACAATTACCGGGAACGCCTGCTTTCTATCCCCGGATCTCCAGGTCTAACCGGCCCGCCCGGACCCGCTGGACCGCTCGGCCCCGTAGGGCCTGCCGGTCCTACCGGACCCACGGGACCGACTGGACCTACCGGCCCCAAGGGCGACGGGCTGTCTATCGACGGCACCGCAGCCAACCTGGCGTCACTGCCCGCTGCTAGCTCACATACCAACCAGGTGTGGGGTGTAGCGGATACCGGAAAGTTCTACGTATCCAACGGATCTTCCTGGTTCGAGGCTCCTATCAAAGGCCCGCAGGGCGACATAGGCCCAGCCGGGCCGACCGGCCCTAAGGGCGACACAGGTCTAACCGGACCCGCAGGACCCACCGGTCCTGCCGGGGCGAGCGCCTGGGCCGACATCACCGGGAAACCCGCTGTCGTCGTAGGTGCCAACAACGCCGGTCCTCTCGCTCTCACCTTGTGGGTGGGCACCGAAGCGCAGTACACAGCGATCACCACTAAAGATCCGACGACGGTCTATGTAAGGACTCCGTAGTGGCGGGGATCTCTGTCGGAGAATCAGACGTCTCCAAATTGTCCTCGGGAGCAACAGAAGCCACAAAAGTAAGCATCGGTCCCACCGACGTATGGAACGCGTTCACACCGATCACCGAAAACAACATCGAACGGACCAACTACCCGGTCCCGTACGGTGCTACCGGCGCGTGGGTAACACTCCAAGCAGCTGGAGGGGCGGGTGGCGAAGGGGCTACAGGACTTTGGACCGCCAACTCAGGTGGAGGCGGCGGTGGCCGCATCGATCGGACGTGGGTGCCGGTTACCGAGATGGGCGCTACGTACAGCGTCGTCCAGGGTAAAGGCGGCAAGGGCGACGGGGGCGACTCCGTATTCTCCAGCGGCGGGGTCAATCTAACCGCTAAAGGCGGCAAGAAGGGCTCAACGGGTGCGACCACAGTCGGTTCTACCCCTTTCACCATCCCAGGAGGCGCGGGCGGCTCGTACTCGATCACCGGCATGTCCGGTGTCGTCGTGTACCCCGGCTCCCCCGGTGGCGACGCAACCAGCACGGTAACCAACCCCGGTGCGAACAACGCCAACAACGCGGGAGCGGGCGGCGGTGCGGGTGGACCGTACACCTCGGACACCACCAAGACCCCAGGCGGTAAGGGCGGTAACTCAACCACCGTTACCGGTGGAGCTGGCGGAACCGACTCGGTCAAACCCGGAGTCAAGCCCCCGAACTCCATCATCCCCAACGCGGGAGCTGGCGGTGGCGGTGGAGCTGGAGCCTGGTTCGCCCCCGGAGGCAACGGCGCAGACGGCGGCATGTTCGGCGGCGGTGGTGGAGGCGCGGGAGCCGGAAACACCGTGGCGACAGCTGGTAAAGGCGGCGACGGGTTCACTAAGATCGAGTGGACCGCCGAGAGCATCGAGTACCACCGAGTCAGCGTCGCAGTCACCGAGGTCACCCAGACGGTAATCAAGGTTCAGGTCAACGGGCTTCCACCTGACGCCGGAACTGTCACCGGATACAACTTCTACAAAAACGGCGTGAAGGTCACACCCACGCCCCAGGGCTCGCCTGCCTACACGTTCGCAGGTCTCGACCCCAACTCGACGTACACCCTCACCGCTACAGCAGTTTCGGGTAGCGCTGAGTCGTCTCCGTACGACGCGGTAACCACCAGAACTCTCACAGACGGTGCGTTGTCGTTGGAGGATCGGACAGCGATCGACAACATCGTGGCGCAGTGCATGGCTGAAGACGGCCAGCCCGGCGTGATGATCTCGATTACCGGACCCAAAGGCAGCTACACCAAATCGTATGGCGTGTCCCCGGCGTCACCCGGTATCACGTCGTACCCGTTGTCGACTACACACCACTTCCGTATCGGCAGCCTGACCAAATCGTTTACCGGAACAGCGATCCTGATGCAGGTAGACAAAGGAGTCCTTTCTCTCGATGACACTCTAGAGAAGTGGATACCGGGTATGCCGGACGGAAACAACATCAAGATCCGGCACCTTCTGGGTATGCGCGACGGGTTGTTTGAGTTCCAGGCCGGAAGCATCGGCATGTTCCCCTACGGGGTCTTCATGCTCCTGTTTCCCACGTTCCCGGTCACCGTGGCTACACAGATGAACATCATCAAGAGTCACCCGGTTACTTGGCCCGCTGGAACGAACTTCGCGTACCACAACTCGGGAATGATCGTGTTAGGTCAGATCCTAGAAGCCGCCACCGGTCGACGGTGTAGAGACATCTTCAAGGAAGATATCTGGATTCCGTTAGGGCTGACCGAGACATCTTGGCCAGATAGCCCGAACATGCCGGAACCCTACAGTCGTGGACTTGGTCCGGGCATCTTCGGCCTACAAGACTGGACGGTAGTCAACCCCGAGTATGTCGGGTCCGCAGGCGCTTTGGTGTCGACCATCGACAACATACAGCGCTGGGGTCAGGCTATGCGTGACGGATGGGGCATAAGCCCCGAGATGCACGCGTTCCGCGAGAACATCGCCGTGTACTCATCGGACGTATGGCCGTACGAAGGACCGTCTTATTACGGTTACGGCCCTGCGTATTTCAACATCGCAAACTGGTTCGGACACGCCGGATCTGTGTCGGGATACAACTGCACGTGCTACTACGAGCCGGTATCCGGCGCGGTGTTCGCAGGTATGGAGAACGTCCAATCAAACGGCGTGGCGATCGAATCGAAGATCCAGATACGCATCTGTGAGTACCTATACCCAGGTACCACGACCGTGGAACAACCTTTCGATCCGGCTCTGAGACACCACGAATAACTGAATAGGCCCTTCGGGGTCATCGGGTCGGTAGCTCAATTGGTAGAGCAGCGGTCTCCAAAACCGCAAGATGCGAGTTCGAATCTCGTCCGGCCTGCTATGCGGGCGGTCCCCTATCAGAGGGGAGCCCCCGCGCCAAACTTGCCAGGCCCGTGCTGGCGTCCATTGAGAGACCGCGATAAGAAACGCGGAATGCGGGCCGCAGATACGGCAACTGCGTCACCAAATAGCCCACGGCTCACTAGCCCAATTTGGCAGAGGCACGTGTCTTAGGAACACGTCAGTGAGGGTTCGAGTCCTTCGTGAGCTACCAGACAACCAAAACCCGAGAGGAAACCATGAATTACCTTATGTCGCTGTTCGTTACAGCTTTGTTCGACTACATCAAGAAGCACCCCGAGTTGGTCGAAGACTTCGCCAAGAAGGTCTCCGGGTACGTGATCGCGGAGATTCCTTCGGCGGTAGACGCGTTCACGGACTGGGTGCCGGGACAGCTGGACGACAAGATTTTCGACACCCTGGCAGCCCGATTCGCCAAAGCCCTTCAGAAGGCCATCCCCGGATTCGATCTGATCTTCAAGTTCCTGAAGTAGGAGTCACATGGCACGCCGCACGGTCTACGGGTACGACTACAGCTCTAACGGCTGGCCGATGGTTGACCAAGGTTCGTGTGAGTGGGTCAACATCCCCGGAACGTCTGCGACGCTACAAATCCAGAGCGGACAACCGTTGGCGATACTGCGAGCGTTTGCAGCAGACCTGAACGCCTACGTCGAACCGATGCGAGACGCCGACTCGGCTTCTTGGACCGCTACGAACGACGTCAGCACGTCGAACCATCTGAGCGGAACGGCCTTCGACTACAACTGGAACTCACACCCCTTCCAGGTGCCTAATGCGGGCTGGAATGCGGCTCAACTGGCCACTATCAAAGAGATTCAGGACTTCTACGAAGGCACCGTCTTCTTTGGTAACGACTGGTCAAACCCCAAAGACGCCATGCACTTCCAGCTAGCGAGCCTAGCCAACGGTGGTGACATCAACACCTACCAGAACCCGCACACCGCAGACTTCATCGCCAGAAAGATTCGAGCAGATGGCTTTTCTACTTTCCGGCGTGGATCTCAGAGTGCTACTCCGAGTGCTGTCAACGTCCTTGCAGCGGCCACTGGTCTCAGCGTTGGTCGGGCTACTGAAATTCTCGGCGCGGTTCGTGAAGGGTTGCAAGCGGCTTCTTGCACGAACGTAAACCGTATCGCCATGTGGTTGGCGCAGATCGGTCACGAATCGGACGGCTTCAACGCTACCGAGGAGTACGACAGCGGAGCCAACCACGGAGACCCCGCCGAAACTACCGACCGGTGGAAGTACAAGGGCCGTACGTGGATTCAGATCACCTGGCAGTCGAACTACGCGCAGTTCTCGCAGTGGTGTTTCAACAAGAAATTGGTCGTCAGTCCGACCTATTTCGTAGACAACCCCCGCGAGCTAGCCGACCTGCAATGGGCCGGTCTCGGCGCTGCGTGGTACTGGACGGTAGCCCGCCCGGACATCAACGCGTTGTCGGATAACGGCGACCTGTATACGGTAACGCTGCGAATCAACGGTGGGACCAACGGCCTAACCGACCGCCGCGACCGGTACAACCGCGCCCTTCTTCAAGGCGACGCGCTTCTACAACTACTTTCCGCCGAAGAGGACGACATGTTCACCGAAGAAGACCGGAACCTGCTTCGTCAGGTCGCAGAGATCAGACGTAAGTCGTTGAGCCCGCTCCGGTGGCCGTACGAGAAGGAAGTCAACACCTGCGCCGGGTTCGCCTGGACCGCAGACGGAAACGTGCACGTGATGCTCGTAGAGAAGTTGGCCGTCGACTATGGCGACCCGCAGGCGGTCGCCCTTTTGCTGGCGGTATCTGAAACGGACGAGCCCGGACGTGAGGCCGATTCCAAGCTGGCCAAGGCGATTCTTGCCAAGGTAGACGAAGACGCATTCGCAGCCGCCACCAAGTGGCTGGACGAACATGCCAATTAGCCTCGGGGACCGTAACGAAACGGTCCGTGAGTGGCGTCGGGTAATGGCCAAGCGGTTCGCGGGGTACGCCCGAACGTGCGGCGAACTACCCCAAGATACCGACGAATACGGCCCCAGAGCCCGTGCGTGGCAGTGGGAATACGAACGCCGCACCGGGCAACCTATCGACGGAATCGTGTCCGACGACGACCTTAGAGCCCTCGGAATCGCGGTAGTAGAGAAGCCGTGGCTGTTCACCGTCCACGGCACAGGCCAGCCCGACCCGCTGGGTCCGGGTATCCCCGCCGACGTCGCTCGGGAGGTCTTGGACCTCTACCGGTGGCAGCCGATCGGTAACTACTCCGCGTCGGCATTCCCGATGTGGCCTTCGATCATGCAGGCGTACAACGAATTGGTGCTACAGATCAACTCCAAGCCGGGGAAGATCAACCTAGCCGGGTATTCCCAAGGCGCGGTTGCGGTGGCGATGGTTCTCAAGCACGAGATCATGGACCCGAACGGCTCTCTGCATCACCGTCTTGGCGATGTACAGAAGGTTGTCTTCTGGGGTAACCCGATGCGCCAGAAGGGCATCGCGCACTTTGATGAGTGGATCTACGAGATAGCCCCACCGGAGTCGCACGGCATTGTGGCGTGGGACCTGTTGGAGGGTCTGGAAGACGCACCGTTCGAGGTGCGGGACTACGCACACCGTAAAGACATGTACGCGTGCAACTTCGACAACGACAAAGACGAGTACAAGCGTGCTATCTGCAAGATCGTCTTCAAGGCGACGGACTGGTTTGACGGCCCGGATTCGATTGTGCACCAGTTGATTGAGCTGGGTCAGCGTCCACTTCAGGAAGGTCTCGCTATGGCTCAAGCCATGATCGACGCCCTGACGTTCTTCTCGAACCTGAACCCGCACAACTACAACTGGGAACCCGCCGTGAGGTTCTTGAGAGACATCTAAAGAGAGAGGGGGTCGGAGTGACCGTAGAGCTTGCTCCGACTCCCCCACACATCATCGGACCTGTTTGGCAGAAGACGGTGGACGGCGGTTGGCATCTACCCGAGAAGACTCTCGGGTGGGGCGTTATCAATTGGCTGTATGAGTACGTCAACTCCCCCGCAGGGGCTGGACCATTCATACCCACGCTAGAGCAGGCTCGGTTCCTTCTCTGGTGGTATGCGGTAGACGAAGCAGGGCAATACGTATACCGAGAAGGTTGCTTCCGCAGGATGAAGGGCGCAGGAAAGGACCCGCTGGTAGCGGCCTTGGCGCTCGTAGAACTGTGTGGCCCCGTTGCGTTTTCAGACTTTGACGAGAACGATAATCCGGTAGGTAAACCCCGGCACGCTGCGTGGATCACGGTTGCGGCGGTCAGCCAAGATCAGACGAAGAACACCTTTTCGCTGTTCCCCGTAATGATCTCGAACAGGCTGCGAAAGACCTACGGGCTAGATGTCAACAAGTTCGTCATCTACTCGGAGATCGGTGGCCAGATCAGCGCCGCGACTTCGTCGCCCGCGTCCATGGAGGGTAACCGACCCACGTTCGTCATTGAGAACGAAATCCAGTGGTGGGGTTCGGGACCGTCCGGTGAAGTAAACGACGGTCACGCGATGGACGCGGTAATCGAAGGCAACGTGACCAAGATACCGGGTTCCCGGAAGTTGGCTATCTGCAACGCCCACATCCCCGGAAACGACTCCGTAGCCGAGCGTGTGTACGACACATGGGCCGCGATCGAACAAGGTTCGGCGGTAGATACAGGGCTTCTCTACGACGCTTTAGAAGCACCCCCGGATACACCGGTATCCGAGATCCCTTCCGAGAAGGAAGACCCCGAGGGCTTCGCAGCTGGCGTAGAAAAGCTACGCCAGGGTGTGGAGGTAGCGCGTGGTGATTCGTATTGGCTCCCCGTCGATGAAATCGTCAAGTCGATCCTAGACGTCAAGAACCCGATCACAGAGTCCCGCCGAAAGTTTCTAAACCAGGTCAACGCAGCAGAGGACGCGTGGATAGCGCCTACGCAGTGGGACCGGTTGGCGATGTACGACCCGTTGTACAAACTCAACAAAGGCGATCGAATCACGTTGGGGTTCGACGGATCTAAGTCGAACGACTGGACGGCGTTGGTTGCTTGTCGGGTACACGACGGGATGTTGTTCTTGATCAACGCGTGGAACCCGCTGAAGTTCCCAGGAGAGGAAGTCCCCCGAGATCAGGTAGATGCAACTGTCCGGTCGTGTTTCGAGGCTTACGACGTAGTCGGTTTCAGGGCTGACGTCAAGGAGTTCGAGGCGTACGTCGACCTGTGGGGCCGCGATTTCAAGGACCGGCTGAAAGTCAACGCATCTCCGAACAACCCTGTCGCCTTTGACATGCGGGGAAACCAAAAGAAGTTCGCGCTTGATTGCGAGCGGTTCCTAGACGCAGTTATCGAACGAGAGGTAGTCCACGACGGAGATCCAGTTCTTCGAGCGCATGTGTTGAACGCCAAGCGGTTTCCGACGACGTACGACGCCATAGCGATCCGCAAGGCCACTAAAGACTCAAAGCGCAAGATCGACGCCGCTGTTTGTGCAGTTCTGGCTTTCGGTTGCAGACAGGAATTCCTAATGGGCAACAACAACTCTGGACAGGGAGGGGTGGTGTTTGCGTGACAGCATACGAAGATCACGTAGATCACCTCCAGAACGTCCTATCAGGGCAGATGGGCGAGCTGCAACAGTCGGAGTCGTATCTGGACTCCAGCTACCGGCTTGAGACCATCGGTCTCGGCGTACCTCCGGAAATGCGAAAGCTCCGAGTGAACGTCGGTTGGCCCGCTCTGTACCTACGCGCTATAGAGGAGCGCCTAGACGTCGAAGGGTTCCGTGTAAACGGACAATCCGAGGGCGTAGAGGAACTTTGGCAGTGGTGGCAGGACAACGACCTAGACGAAGAGTCAGGTCTAGGCCATATGGACGCTATGACGTTCCGCCGTTCGTACATCACCGTCGCAGCCCCCGGACCCAACGACGACGCGGACTACCCACTTATCCGGTTGGAGTCCCCGCTGTCGATGTACGCGGAGCTGGACCCGCGTACCCACAACGTGACGAGGGCTTGTCGGTTCTACCACCTCGACTCCACCGACCCCAATGCACTAATTGAGGGCAGGGCAGTCGCGGACGCGGCCACGTTGCTACTCCCCGACCGCACCATCTACCTACGACGAGACCAGGGTCCCGCATCCAAGTGGATTCAGGACGGCAAGCCCGTGGTTCACAACCTCGGTGTTGTTCCGGTGGTCCCGTTGGTCAACCGCGCCAAACTGTCTGACCGTCAGGGCCAGTCCGAGATTTCCCCTGAGATCCGATCCCTTACCGACGCAGCCGCCCGAACTCTGATGAACCTGCAAGCGGCTTCGGAACTGATCGCGGTGCCTCTACGAGGGTTCTTCGGCGTTGACCGAGGACAGCTGACAAACGTCGACGGCAACGTGGCCTCCACCGCCGAACTGTACTACGGGCGGATGCTCACGCTGAGCAACAAGGACGCCAAGTCCTTCGAGTTCTCGGCAGCCGACCTACGCAACTTCGCAGAGGAGTTGAACGAACTCGCTAAGCAGTTCGCCGCGTACACCGGCCTACCGCCGCAGTACCTTTCGTTCTCGTCGGACAACCCCGCCTCGGCGGAAGCCATTCAGGCTTCGGAGTCACGGTTGGTCAAGACGTGCGAGCGCAAAGCGCGGATGTTCGGCGGCTCCTGGGAGCGCGCTATGCGCCTGGCCACCAAGGTAATGGGTAAAGAAGTCCCCGAGGAGTACCACCGGCTTGAGACCGTGTGGCGCGACCCGTCCACGCCGACGATCTCGGCCAAGGCAGACGCAGCTACCAAGTTGTACGCCAACGGACAGGGGCCAGTCCCCAAGGAACAAACCCGAATTGATCTGGGGTACACCTCGGAGCAGCGGGACCAGATGCGCGAGTGGGATGCAGAAGATAGGCAGTCGATCCTCACCGACCTCTACGCGCAGACGAAGGCCGTTGCCGATGCGACACCTAAACCGGACCCGGCGACCAAGAAGCTCGCTAGCACCGGTAGTACGAAGTGACACCGGAGGAGTACGCAGCCGCACAGCTCGCCATCTCCGCAGCCGTCGCTAGGTACGTAGAGTCGTTCGCCCAATTCATCGTGGCGGCAGGACAATCGCTGTCCCTTGCCAACTGGGGCAAGTCTCTAGAACTGCTGTTCCCTGCGGTGCAACAAGGCCGTTGGGATTCAGCGGTTCTCGGTCGTAAGTTCTACGACGACCAGCGGGCCAGGCATTTCCCCGATCTGCCAAGGCATGACCGGTTCATCGAGAACTACGAGTTCAGCGACTTTGTGTTCGACATGGAACCGGTTCGCCGGGATCTGATGGAGATGCGGTCTAGCCGAGACGCGGTGGAACACATCGCGCTCCGCGCGGTTAGATCTGTAGAGAACGGTGCCAGACGGCAGATTATCCAAGCCGTCGAATCGGACACCGATCTGGCGGACGAACTCTCAGAAGACCAGCTTCGCAAGAAGTCTCGTCGTGTTCAGGGGTGGGCGCGGGTAGCCACAGGTAGGGAAACCTGCGCGTGGTGCCTGATGCTCATCTCCCGTGGTCCGGTCTACATGGACGCTGTCACAGCGGGTCTTGACCTGGACCACCTCTCTGCTGTCGAGATGCACCTGAACGGTGAGGACATCTCCGACTACATGGAGCAATGGCATACCGGTTGTGACTGCAAGGTCGTTCCGGTGTTCAAGAACGAAGACTGGGCAGGTAAGGCCGCGTATCTCAAAGCCGAAAAGCTGTGGATCGAAGCGACCAATGAAGCCAAGAAACTTCGTGAAGAAGAACCCGATCGTGTTTACACGGCGGGGAAGAACAAGGGTAAGCCGATCACGTTGAACGACGACGTGATAAATGCCCTGCGCCGCAAGTTGTCTCGCGGCGAAATCAAACCCGAAGATTTCGCGTTCGTCGCGTAGCTCTTCGTCGGCCCGTCACATCCAAGCGCCCCAGGTGGGCGCTTTTTTATTGCCCAGATTGCCCAGGAGGCACTTTCATGTCAGAAACCGTCACCGAAAGCCCGGAAGCCACTGCACCCGAGGCACCGAAGCCGACACCGCCCGCTGCGAAGACGTCCAAAGAAGACGACCTTCCCGACTGGGCACGTCAGCAGATCTCATCTGCGAACCAGGAGGCGGCTAATTACCGCGTCCAACTCCGAGAGGCCAACAACGCATTGCAGTCAGCACAGGAGCAAGTTGCTTCCTTGACTGCGGAAAAGACCCAGGCGGTCAACGCAAGTGCCTCGATTCAGACCGACTTCGACAAGTTGGTCACGGCTATCAAGGCCGACGTCCCTAACGACAAGATCTTCGCTTTCGCCAAGACGCTCCAGGGGACCACGGAGGACGAACTGACAGCCCATGCGGCGGAACTGAAGTCGATCTTCGGTAGCTCGCTGGGGACTTCGCCCGCCTACGACCCGTCACAGGGCCGTGGTGCGGCTACGAGCGCAAGCCCCGCCGACGCCTTTGCCGCACTTCTCAACTCACAACTTACAAGATAAGGAACGCCTCACATGGCTGGTTTGAGCGAACTCGCTCCGAATTCGAGCGACAACCACCAGGGCCGGTTGGCAACTACGCCGTCCGAGCTTCTGCCCCCGACAGTAGTTGGGCCAATCTTCGATCAGGCACAGGAACACTCGCTGGTCCTCCAGCTGGGTAAGCAGATTCCGGTTACTTACGGTGAGACAGTCATCCCCACCACGACCAAGCGTCCCGCTGTCGGTCAGGTCGGCACCGGTACTTCCAACGCACAGCGAGAAGGTGGCGTTAAGCCGCTGAGCGGTACTGCGTGGGATACCAAGTCGTTTAGCCCGATCAAGATGGCTACCATCGTCACTGCCGCAGAAGAGTTCGCGCGGAAGAACCCCGCTGGTCTGTACACGCAGCTCCAAGCTGACCTGCCGTACGCGATCGGTCGCGCCGTCGACCTTGCCGTGTTCCACGGTTTGGACGCTCTGCGCGGTACCGCTCTCCAGGGTATTGACACCGACAACGTCATCGCCAACACCACCAACTACAAGAACCTGACTGCGGGCAACATCATGGATGGCCTGCTTGACGGTTACGACCTGGTGAACGCCGACTCGAAGTTCAACTTCGACGGCTGGGCGGTAGACCCCAGGTTCCGCTCCACCCTGGCTCGTGCCTCGGTCTTCCGTGACGCCAACGGCAACACCGACCCGGCCCGCGTCAACCTGAACGCCGGTGTAACCGACATCCTCGGTCTCCCGGCACACTTCGGTCGCGCCGTGGGCGGCGACCTGGACGCCGCCACCGACTCGGGTCTGCGCATCATCGGTGGTGACTTCTCGCAGCTGCGTTGGGGCTTCGCTGACCAGGTTCGCATCAAGATCAGCGACACCGCTTCGCTGACCGATGCCAACAACCAGACCGTTTCGCTGTGGCAGACCAACCAGATCGCAATCCTGGTGGAGTGCACCTTCGGATGGGTTCTGGGTGACAAGCAGGGCTTCGTCAAGTTCTCCAACCGTGGTACCACGACCTACACGGTCGCCCTGGGCGGCGCTACTGCGGGCAACTTTAAGTTGTCTCTCAACGGCAAGCCTTCCGCCGACATCGCCTACAACGCAGCGGCTTCCGCTGTGAAGTCCGCGATCGTGGCGATTGACGACGGCGTAGCCGCCGCCGATGTGACTGTGACCGGTTCCGCTGGAACCTACACCGTCACCGTTCCGGGTCTGCTGGAGATCGACGGCACCGGCCTGACCGGTGGCTCACCCAGCGTCACCGTCGTCTGACATCTGAATTGAACGGAGGGGGCTTCTTCGGAGGCCCCCTCCCTTCCCTTGGAAGGGGTACTTATGGCTTACGCAATCCCTTCTGACGTGTCAGGACGGCTTGGACGGGAACTGAGCGCGGATGAGGCGACGATGGTCACCGCACGGCTCGCAGACGCGGAGCTGATCATCCGGTCACGAATCCCAGACCTGGACGACCAGATAACCGACGACAAGATCGACGTCGAGATCGTCAAGATGATCGAGGCGAACGCCGTCGTACGTCTGGTCCGAAACCCCAACGCCTACACCGGGGAAACTGACGGGAACTACTCCTATCAGATCAACTGGAAGACCGCCACGGGCGAGCTGGAAATACTCGACAACGAGTGGGCGCTACTAGGAATCTCACAAGCGATGTTCGTCATCGCCCCGTTGATCCCGGATATCGCGTACACCTGCGAACCCGAGTTCTGGTTCCCGGTATGAGCCAGCTCGATGTGATGAACGCGGACGTCGTTGTCTATCCCCAGATTACGGAACCCAACCGTCACGGGAACACAACGACCAAGGCTTCTGATACAGGGGTGCCGACACCGGCACGCATTCAGGTCGCATCGTCTTCAGGTACGTCGGCTCGACGTGCTGAACAGGACAACGAGGGATTCGAGTCGGAGGTCTTTTACAGAATCCGGTTTCCGCGTTCGTTCGACGCGGATCACGGGATCTTGGGCATGCAATCCCAGATCGAGTGGGAGGGCAAGCGCTACGGGATCTTCGGGATACCGCAGCGATACATGGGATCTCCACGCACCGCCCACGTCGAGTACTTGATGCAGAGGTCCTGATGTCCGTCAAACTCATCGGTGAAAAGGCTATGAACCACGTGGTCTCACACCTCGAAGGCGTACACCACGCAGTCGGGGACGCGGCTCGCCGGGTGGAAGTCCAAGCCGAACGACGGCTAGCGATGCACCACGACACAGGAGCCGCGCACATAACTCGCACCGAGGGCGACGTCGACTGGTTCGTGAATCTGGTTGACGAAGCCGCTCTGTCTATCGAGTTCGGCCACTGGGTAGAGGGCAAGTACAAGGATGAAGACCACCCCCAGTACGTACCCGGTCTCTACATCCTTTCTACTGCATCGGGTTTGGATGCTGCGCCTAGATCAGGTCCACGTCGGAAGGGGAAGTAGTTGCCCCAGTCGATTACCGACGCCGTAGTTGAGATCCTTCAGACGAAGTTTCCAGACGCTCTTGTCGATACGTGGGTTCAGAACGTCGACTATCGGCGGTTCCCGTTCTTCAACGTGCGCCGCATAGGCGGTCCGAGACACCCACGTAGGCCAAGACAACTGTCGTTCCCTGTCATTGAACTGACCCTCATCGGGAACGAAGACTTAGACAGCACCTACGACCTCTACGACGACGCGGTACTAGCACTGTACGACGCGGTCAAAAGGCAGACCCAAACAGCCCATGGGTATCTGCATTCGATGGAGGAAACCATGGGGGCGACCGAGTTCGACTCCCCATACACAGACACATGGCGTGTCCAAGGGCTAATCAAATTCGGCCTACGGCCACTTAGAAATTGAGGAAACAATGGCTCTTGATGATGACGCCGTTATCACAGCTGCCGTAGGCTACGTCTACACCAATACCATTGGCGCGGCAGCACCCTCCCCCGCTGAGATTGACAACTTCGACCCGGATACGTTCGGCGCTCAGGTACACACACTCAAGGTGACAGGCTCCCCCACGGGTGGAACACTGACCGTTACTGCGGGCGGTGACACCACATCCGCATTGCCTTACAACGCTTCCGCAGCCGCAGTACAAGCAGCGCTGGAAGCTCTTGCAGCGGTTGGCACGGGGAACGTGTTGGTATCAGGCACGTCCATCTCCGACACCAACGGATTCACCATCGCGTACGTAGGCGAGAAACTAGGATCGGCAATAGCCACTTCGGCCACCGGGTCGCTAACGGGTGGAACAACTCCCGCCGCGAACGTTACTGTTACCACTGCTCCTAACGGTTGGGCTCTGACTGGCCACACTTCCCGCGATGATCTACCTGAGTTCGGCAAGGATGGCGGCGACACCGAAGTAAAAGGTACCTGGCAGAACAAGGCGCTCCGCGAAACCCTATCGGGCGACCCCAGAGTGGATTTCGTTACTGTCAAGCTGGAGCAGTTCGACAAGAACAACCTTGAGCTTTACTACGGTCCTGACGCAGCCGGTACCACAGGCGTGTTCGGTGTCGACGGTTCGTTCGCCCCGATCGAACGTGCGGTCCTGATGGTCATCGTAGACGGTCCCGCTTCAATCGGATTCTACGCCCCGAAGGCATCGATCCGTGGTGACGACTCGGTGGAGATGGACGTCGATTCGTTCATCGGATTGCCGGTCAAAATGACGTTCTTGAAGATGGGCGCTCGCCGCCTATTCGATTGGATCTCCGGGGTTTTCCTGGATTAAGGACTTGACATACGGCCATCGTATGTCGTCTGACCGGGGAGGGGTACACCTAGGCGGGCCTGCCCCTCCCCTCATTTGTCGGCCCGCCTAAATACTTGAAAGGCCCGCTATGTCAAACACTTTCAACCTTGCCGACATGGTCGCGGATGCCGACCAGAAGTACGCCCCGGTAGCGATCGATTTGGGGGGCGGCGACGTTGTAACTCTCCGTAACGTGCTTCGCATCAAACCCGGACCCCGCAAGGAAGCCCTATCCCTGATCAAACAGATTCAGTCTCTTACTGAGTCGACCGATGAGGGTGCCGAGATGTCCGAAGAGGACTTAGACGCCGTCAACGAGCTGCAAGAGAAGATCCTTTGTCTCGCAGCAGATAAGCCTCAACTGCTCGACGCAGCTGTCGGTGGTGACCCGATGATCATCATGGAGATCTTCAACCGGTGGATGGAGTCCACACAAGCGGGGGAAGCCTCCAGCTCGGAGAGTTAATAGACGATCACGGGCAGTGGATAGCTGCCGACTTGATGGAGTACTACACCGTCGATATCCGGGACGTATTAGTCCCGGATTCCGGTGTGACTCCTCGTTGGCTTCTGACACTCATAGCGGGTCTGGACGAAGAGTCCAGGTATGCCGCGTCTTGCCGTGGTGGACAACACCTTCGGCGTTGGACCATGGACCGCTACCTGCGCGTGTATCAGCTCGAAACTCAACGAGCAACCCAGTGGATCAACACCGCTGCCAACTCCACGAAGCGGCCTCCGTTACCGAAGCCCTTCCCCCTGCCGAAGGCAAAGCAACAAAAGCCTGAGAAGCGCGCAGAGCCTCCAGGCTCCTTCGCGTTCATAGCGAAACAACATCTCGCGGAAGCGAAAAAGAGGAAGACGGTTGGTGGTGAGTAGACAGTGCTCCTTCGAAAGCTGTGACCGACCGCCGAAGACACCCAAGCAACCCCTATGTAATACGCATTACCGCCAACAGCTACGGGGCCAACCGCTTAGACCGTTCCGGCAGATGCGTAGTAGCGCAGAGGTCGAAGCTGAACTGGCGCAGGGACTTAGAACGTGTTGCGACTGCGATAGGCAGCTCCCCACATCGGAGTTCCACAGATCCGACACCCACGGTCGCGGTCTGGCGTCTACCTGCAAGACCTGCGGACTATCCAGACGACGCAAAAACAAATATGGGATAACGACGCCCGAGTGGGAGGCACTACTCGGATCACAAGGTCACAGGTGTGCGATCTGTAAGACAGACGATCCCGGCAAGTCGAATTGGCACACCGACCATGACCACGACACCGGGGACGTCCGAGGGATCTTGTGTATGAGCTGCAATAACAAGCTCGGACATCACGAAAAGTGGTACTTGCCAAATCGTTTAGCGGTGGACGCTTACTTGAACCCGAAAGTAGAGGTGTAACCCTATGGCGGGTGCAGGGGGCCGAGAAGTCGGCAGGGTGTCAGTACGCGTTGTACCAGACACCGATGGTTTCCGTCGTGAACTCAAGCGCCAACTAGAAGCGATAACCAAGGGCCTTGAAGCCAAGGTAGACATCGACCCGGACCTAAAGGGTTTCCGGCAGAAGGTAAACGCCGCTACCAAGGGTATGGACGCCCATATCCAGGTACACGCGGACACCGCTCGTGCACGAGCTGAGATGCTGGCTCTCCAAAAGACCGGTGGCCGGGGCGGAATCTTCAGCACGCTAGGCGCTTCCGTATCAGAGTTTACCCAGTCGATGGGTAAGTCGATCGCCACCGCGCGTCCGTTCGGTGTCTCGATAGTCGCTATCGCCGCCGCCGCGTCACTGGCTGTTCCCGCGATCGGACTCATGTCCGGTGCGCTGGTGGCACTTCCGGGCATCCTGAGCGCGATCGTCGCTCCGCTCGGTGCGGTGTTGATGGGTATGGAAGGCATCAAACAGTCACTCGTCAACTCGGGATGGGCTGTCTTCGACAAAAAGGGCAAGCTCAAGCCCGGCGAACAGCTGGCGAAGATACAAGACTCTGTCTCTAAGGTTTTTGAGACGGGCCTAACCCCAGTCTTTACAAAGCTGCTGGCGATAATTCCCGCCCTACAAGAGGGATTCGGCGCTATCGCCCAGGGCCTCGTCGGTATGACAGACGGCTTTGTCAGCGCGCTCACGTCGGCCAAAGGCCTAGACCAGATCAAAACGATGTTCAAGAACATCGGTGACGCTCTGGGCCAAGCCAGTCCCGGCATTCGGGACTTCACCGCCGCGATGCTGACGCTAAGCACCGAGTTCTCCAAGAAGCTTCCCGGAATGGCCCAGTCGTTCAACAACTGGGCTAGCAAGGTGCTTACCTGGGTCGACAAGATTACGACCAAAGGCCCAGACGGTCTGTCCCAGTTCGACAAGGCCATGTCTGGTCTAGGCGACTCGCTGAAGTCATTCGGGTCTGGCATCGGAGACCTGTTTCTCAAAGGCTTTGACTGGATCTCCAACCCGGAGAACCCAAAGAAGGTCGTATCGTTCATCAACGATCTGAAGACCGCTATCGACGGTCTGTGGCCGATCCTGGACAAGACGTTCACCCGGCTAGAGCAGTTGATGAAGACCGCTGCCCCGCTGATAAAGACTGCCGGGGCACTGTCTGAACTGACGGGCCAGAACAAGACCGGTAGCAACTTCAAGGCTCCTGGCGAAGGCTCGGATGGCGGGTCTACGGGCCAGAAGGCATGGGACGGGTTCAAGAACGGGTTCCTGCAAGCGTTCGACCCTGCGTGGCTCGGAAACAAGATCACGGAAATGTTCAATTCCGTTCCGTGGTCGAGTGTTTGGCAGGGTCTAAAGGACTCTTGGAACGCGGTTCTGGGGTTCTTCCAGGGCAGCGTGTCGTTCTTCTCGAACATGTGGTCTTCGATCCAATCGGCTGCGTCGAGTGCGTGGAACGGGATTGTGTCAGCGGTCTCGTCCGCAATCACCAACGTCGTGTCGGCAATCGTTAACGGCGGTTCGCAGATCATGGCCGAGGTCGGTTCGTGGCCCGGAAAGATCCAATCGTTCTTCGCAGACGCGGGTTCGTGGTTGGTGGCAGCCGGTCAGCAGCTTGTTCAAGGCTTCATCAACGGTATGAGCGACATGATCGGTGCCGCCGTTGCGAAGGCAAGAGAGTTTGCCTCCCGTGTCAAGAACGCCGTCACAGATTTCCTCGGAATCCATTCCCCGTCAAGGGTAATGCACGATCTTGGGCAGTACACCGGCCAAGGTTTCGCGGATGGTCTGGAATCTCAGAAAGAGAAGATCACCAACGTTGCAGCCGACATCGCCAAGAGCGTCAAGGACCAGTTTGGTATCGACCTTCCAGCGTTGGGCCAAAAGGGACTTGATACCGCATTCGGCTTTGGAGAAGCCAACGGCAAGCAGTTGATGTCCGACCTGGGTATCGGCGGCGGTGCTATAACCGCTGCCCTCGATCAGGGTCTTCAGATCGGAAAACAGATGTTGGGCAACGGTCTAACGCAGATCTTCAACACGTCCAACGTGGACGACACGATCGCCGTCAAGAACAACCAGCTGAACAAGCAGGCACTAGGTGTAGTCGGCAAGAGCGGATAGGTGGTGAACATTGATTGCTGAAACCGTCGTAGAGATCGAAGGTTGCAACGGCCAATGGGCCACCATCGCCGGTCCCCAAGAGGGTGATCGGGGTATGCACCTAGCCACCGATATTCAAGGGTTCTTTGACCCGCCGGTGAAGGTTGTATACGAGGAGCCGGGGAACTACCCCGGCGCTCGTTACCTGAACGACCGAATCCTGCGACGGGACATGACGTTCGGTGTCTGGATTCTGAATGACGCCGAGCACGGCGAGAACTCGTGGCAGTCTCGGGACTCCGAGTGGCGCAAGATGTGGGCCTTCAACAAAGACACTTACATCCATGTGACTACCGAGGATTCCGGTCGTCGGACGCTGAAGTGCCGACTGGGTGAGGCGATGGAAGTAGATCTTCGGACCGACCCTCACGGCAACACCATGAACCTCGTCAAGATGACGGTGATCGCTGGCGACCCGTTCTGGTACGGCGAGGATGCTACGTGGGAAGCCGAATGTCAGAAGGACACGACGTTCAACCCGATCCTTATGGATCTGCCGTTCCCGTGGCCGCTGGCAGAACTCCCTAAGGAGACGCTGTACATCGAGATCGCCAACGGCGATACACAACACGGCCTAAACCCCACAGACCAAGAGGTATTCCCCAAGTGGGCTGTACCCGGTTCAGAGCTTCCTCCGTCAGAGCCGTACATCCCGTTTCTTCCGTGGCTGGGTGCCCCCACGTCTCCCGCAACTATCTGGACTATCCCGGACTACTCGTTCGATGACCCGGAGTTCGCTAACCGTAGGTTGCGCCTACCGTCTCTTATCGGTGGACTGCGTACCGCGTCTGTGCAAGTGGTCAACATCGTCGGCAAGCCGACGTCGGGAACGTGGAAGCTGACCTACAACGGTCAGTCCACCGTGAACCTATCTCGTACCGCTTCTGCTGCAACGGTTCAAGCAGCCCTGGAGGCCCTACCGGCTATAGGTGCAGGAAACGTAGTGGTAGACGGTGGCCCTGCGTTCCTGGTTGGCACCCGTCCGTACACCGTGGCGTTCACGGGATCACTCGCCGGTACCCCGGTGAAGTTGATGACCGGCTCGTCTTCGTTCAGTCCGACAACGGCTTATGTCCAGGTGTACGAGTCCACCACCGGGTACACCGCTGGTGCTGAGGATTGCCTGATCGATACCGACCCTCGGGTCGAACAGGTCACAGCACTCAACGGTTCGCCTGTGTGGCAACGGATGAACGGTGTCCGCTTCCGCAACTCGATTCCACCGTGGACGAAGACAGCCACGTTCGAGATCACCGTGTCGGGTGCGAAGCCTGGCCAAATGGTCCAGCTTCGCGTACCCCGTCCTTGGTCTCGCCCTTGGGGCCTAGAATGAGCGTCCGGTCCAAGGAAGACGCGCAATTCCTGTGGGACCGGGTCATGGAGTCCCGCCGCTGGCGTGAGAAGCAACGTCTAAAGCCCGTCCTCACCCGTCTCTGGGACGGTGACTTCAACCTCCGTGGCGTAGTCGCTGGGGAGCGTAAGGGCGATTTCCAGTTCATCGACAACGACACCGGCACAGCGTCTTTGCAACTGTCCCTAGACCACTACCTAGCCAAATGGGTAATGGACTTCCGGGGACGTGCCAAGCGCAACGTCCACGTCACCTTCGACAAGCAAGGTGCTCGGTGGTCGGGACGGATGGAGTCCTACCGCGTTGTTCGTGAAGAGTCCGGTGACTGCTACCTAGAGATCACCTTCCTTCACGACATCGAAGAACTCAAGCACATGTACTGCTGGGCCAACCCGTTCCTGCGGCCCGAGTTCCAGTTCCCGAAGATGTGGGTGATCTTCGGACCCGCGAAGTGGTGCTTGCTAGTCACGTTGTTCGTCAACCTATTCCGGTTGGAGACGTCGTGGCTCACGCTGCCTGACAATCCACTAGATCCAACCGAGTGGATGGGTCTGTCGTTCCTACCGTCGAACTGGCGGAACATCTGTTCTCCGTTGGATCTTCTAGACGACAACTCCAACCTGGCGATCGTCTTCTCCCGGTTCAAGTCGATGTTCGACGTGGCCAAGAGGGTGATGGAAGACGCTCAGCTGTCGTGGGTTCCACGCCGGTACCTGAAAGGTGAAGACCCACACCCGTTCGCGCACAAGTACGGTGGCATTCTCAACGAGACCACCTTCCCGCTGCGTAACGGCTGCCTGGTCTGGGACATCGAGGATAAGTCGGGCTGGGGAACCGAAACCGCTTTCGGTGGTTCGACACTCGTCGGTCTGGTCCGTGCGATCGTCAACATCGCATCGGACGGCACAACCGAAGGTGTTGAGGTCTACCACGGCGACCCGACCTACCCCGGCGAGTACTACGTGCCGTGGTTCCTCGGGACCAACCCGAAGGCACCCCACGTCGTCTACCAAGAGGGTCCGCTAACCGGTATCAAGTCCTCGGAGTTCAAGTACTACGAGGCTACCGACACGTCGTTCCTGACCGGTGGGCAGTCAATGCCTGGCGTCAACGAGGCTATCTCAGCGGTTATTCAGATGGGTGGAGACCTACTGGCAGCGCATATTTCGGCTGCCATCGAAGTTCAGCTCCCGCCCATCGGTGGTGCCATCGACGCTATCGCTAACCCGATCTACTCGGACACGATCCTCGCGTTCATGGAGATCCCGACCCTACGGGCTATGGAACTCTCGCTACCTCTTCCGGGGTTGGAGAACGCCATCACCGGGCTCGGTGACTTCCACTACTACGAGGGCTGGGCAGACGGAGCGGACAAAGCGTTCACGCTATCCGCGATTATGGCGATCCGGGCGAAGATCTGGGCAACCAGGGCTCACACGTCGCACACAATCAAGATCTCGGACGCAGCCCCGTACTACATCGGGGCACCCGGCTACGGACACTTCTGGCTCGGAGACCGTATCGGTACAACGGTTCTCGGTTTCCCTGACCCGTACACGATATTTGTCGAACGTGTATCCAAGATCAGCTACTCATGGGGTGCAGACGGCCCTAAGGGTTGGGAGATCGAAGTCGGATACCGCGAACCACAAGATCCGATGCTCAAGGCGTTCGAGATGATCCGCGACATTAACTCGTCGCTGGGCGATCTCGGCGTTCTGTAACTACAACGGCTGAACCGTACCGAAACCGGTACGGTCTGGCCACGAAAGGCCCGCCATGACCTTCAAACCCGGCATTCCCTCACAGCAAGAAGCTGATCCGCACAACCCAGAAGAGCACGTTGTCTGGGCTCTGCGGAATATGCCCACGTTCGCCGGTATCGGTGCGGTGACGCACCCCGGCTTCCTGCGGCAGTGGTCTAAGCATCTGTGGGAGTGCGGGTTTAGGCATCGGGACTACTTGGAAGGGCTGGCTGACGAGAACGGCAACATCCACGTCAGCCAGCTCCCCGAGCAGACGATAGAACTCCAAGGCGCGTTCCGTGGCCCTAGCCACATCTACAACAACGCGGCCCGGTGGGTGCCGGTTGGTACGGCTACCCCACCACCTGTCGTCCTCCCCGACACACGCGAAATGACGATCCAAGAGAGCGACGTCATGCTGCGCCAGTTCGAGAGAGACGGACGACTTCCGGGGCCTCTGCCCCGCAGAGATGTTGCACAAGAACTTAATCGAGAGGAGCCAGAAGATGGCTGAGAACGACCCTATGGACACGGGCGGTCTGGTCGTAGATGACGACGACACATTCGAGGAGATCGTCAAGAAGGCAACCGAACCCGTCGTGGTCCGTGCCGGCCTGTTCGCCGTCGCCAACCTGATCGCTGTCATCGTCGGTAAGCAGGTTCTAGACCAGGCCGCGATCGAAGCCATCATGGCTGTGTACGGCGTTGTCGGACCGATCATTCTGGGACTGTGGATTCGTAGACACGTCACTCCGAAGTGAATATCACTCCGTTCAACCCGGACGATTGGATGGACGTCGTTGCCCTGTTTGGCCTTAGCCTCTCTGGACTACTGGCAGCGGTACTGCCGGTGTGGATGAACCTGCGCAAGCAGAACCGGGATCTGAAGACCATCAAACACGAAGTCAAGAACGACCACGGTACCAACCTCCGAGCGGACATAGACCGCCTCACAAAGGCTGTAGAGACCGGGTTCTCGAACGTGGAGCGGGATATCTCCGCTCTCCGTAAGGACGTTCAGCAAGAACGAGAAGACCGGATCGAAGGTGACCGCCTTCGACTGATTAGGGGGCACCGATGACAACCCCGCATCAGCCCGCCCCCGATGGTGCCTACGTAGTCGGCGGTAACAACGCCAACGGCGAGGGGTTCAACTTCGGTCAGGATATGACCGAGACGATCGCCAAATCGCTGTACATGCCGGTGGTTTCGTTCACCGACCAGCTGGGAGCCCTCGCAGCCAATCTGCTGAAGATGCCCCTGGACGTGCTCAAGCAGTTCATGCCCGCTATCCCCGGCGCTACCGCTGCGATGTTCAAAGACGTTCCTACAGCGGTACAAACAATCATCAACTGGTTTACCGGTCTCGGAAAACTGTTGTTGGTCGGAGACTTCCTCGGCTTCCTTCGTCAGGTAACCGGTGGGGTATCAGACGATTTCGGTGAACTCGTTCAAGAGTTCACCAACATGCTTAACCCGCTGAACTCTATCCCGTACACCCTGTCGGTTCTGAATCAGATCCTCGACATCATCAGCGGAGCGTTCACCGCCCCTATCAACGGTGCGCTAGCGATGTTGCAAGACTGGTTCAACGCGCTTACCGGTAAGACACAAGCACTTACGGTGGACGGAGAGCTAGACGGCGGCAACATCGTCGGAACTATCGCTTCGTCTGTCGTTGAGGGATTGGACGACCTCGGAGACACAGTCGTCGGTATCGGCAACGATCTCGTCGCCACCGGGCAGGCGATCGTCAACGGTTGGTTCGGTGGGTCGTCCGCTACAGGCACACCTGCCGAAGTTCAAACGACGATCGAAACGATCAAGCAAGCTGTCATCAACGGATACACCGTCGACACCATCACGTCTTCGCAGTCCTACGCCAAACCCTCCACCACCATAAGCGAACTCGTTGTTATCGGTATTGGTGCAGGCGACAACGGAGCCGGTGGCTCCAGCGGCACTACCACTACCGGTGGAAATGGTGGCGCAGGTGGTGTTAACGGAGGATACCTAGCGCTCAAGCTAGATCCAGATTCGATTACCTGGCCGGTTAACGTAACGATCGGGACCAACGCACAGCCCACCTCGTTCGGTTCGTATTTGACTACGACACGCGGCGCGGGTGGTATCCAAGGGGAATTCGGGTACCAACAAACGTCTTCCACCCCCGGCAGCGGGGGTGACGGAGGTAAGGGCGGGTTCAAGGCTGGCACATCAGCCAGCTATGGAACATACGGTGCAACAGGGTCTTCGTCTGCTGCCGCCATGGGCGGGGTAGGCGGGTCTCCCAGCGCACTACCGGCTGGCACGGGTACGGCTGGAGGCGCGGTCTCAGCTGGTGCAGAGATCAAATGCGGTGGCGGCGGTGCCGGGGGCGGTGGGGGCGGTAACCCCACGGGCACCTTGGCCCAAGCTGTCGGCGGTAACGGTGCCAACGGTGGATATCCCGGAGGTGGCGGTGGAGGCGGTGGTGGCGGGGCTGGTTTCAGCACCGGTAGCCACGGCGGTGGCGGATGGGGTGGTAACGGCGCTACAGGCGTCCTGTGGGTGTTCTGGAAGGCGTGAGAATGCATACAGCTGAGCTGATCTCAGAGTTCTTACCGCATTTCTGCCCGAAGACCAACCACTACAGATGCACCGATGGTGAAACCACGTGGTACCTCCTGATCACCGTGGCGTCCGCTGAATCACTCGGGAACCTACTCGGTATCCCGGTGAACATGCTTCACCTCCCGAAGACGGTCGACGTCTTCTTGGCCGACGAGAACGCCGTAGTGCTCGACGCCGACTTTGACCCCGCCAACGGTCTAACGCCGTTGTGCCGCATCGAAGATTGCACATCACACGAACAAGCACTATCCCTGATGGGATACCAGTAGTACACGAAAAGCCCCCAACCTCGGGACCATTGACGGTTCCTTGGAAGGGGGCTTTTTTGCGTTTAGAGGATTACGGTAGCCCCACCCGACAGGGAGGAGTCGTGGAGAATTATTTTGTTGGGCTGCGCGCCCTTCGGGACGTCGAAGGGTAGTCGTACCTGTATCGAGTTGCCGGGGTTGATGTCTGTGTACGAGCTGTCTAGGTACATCGATGCCAGACTGCTGGACTCGTAGGACTTGTCCCCTACCTTGAGCACCTGAGCGCTAGGAGTGAAGGACTGGGATACGGAACCGATATTGGTAACCGTCATGTGGACAACGACCCATTCGCCCTGTGCATCCGACTGCATGAACTGGTTGTTGGCAGCGCCCACAGTCTTACCAGGCCGCTCCACCTGCGTAACCACGAAGGCGAACTTTCCGTCTCGTACTTCAGATCCGACGCTTGCGGATGCGGGTTCGGCGGTGACAACTGGGGCAGTAGTCGCAGTTCGTTTGTCCGAACTACCAGCAGCCCCGATCATGCCGATAAGGAGTATGAACACAGCGGTCCCCCCGGCAATCCACGGCCAGACTTTGTGTTTGCTTTTGGCGCGTAGTGGTGCACTATCAAGCCATCGATACCCGTCAAAAAAGCGCATCCCCGGTTTCCCCGAGGGGTCTGGGTACCAACCTGGAGCGGCGTATGGTTGAGTCATCATTCTCCTTCAAGCTCTGGAACGTACATCCGGGGGTGGCCCGGTGATAGATAGAACTTCACCCCTCTCTCAGTAAGGAGTTTGTGGTGATCTTGGTCTCCCCAAGCGTCAGCATAAGTCGTGTTCAACGTCTCGGTGACCCATCCGGCAGATCTGACCGGGGTGGATTCCAGGGCGGTCCTACGGTCGATTAATGACCTCATACGCTGTAGGTAGATTTCCTCGTCTTCAGGTGTGACAACCAGGCCCGCATCTGACTCTCTGCGGAGCCGTTCGATAGTGGCCCTCACTTGTTCCAATTCGTGCGAATTGTCCTCCCCCGGCACAAACACACGGCGGGTTACGTTCCGGTGCCCGTAGCGAGCCAAGAAGGATTCTTCCAACAGCTTGTCGGCATCATCGGCTTTGTAATTGACGCCGCTACACTGCATCGGAGATCTGCCGCACCGGTAGTACCGGTACTCTTTGCCGTTCTTCCGCAAGATCTTCTGGGCAAGACTTGCGCCGCACTCATCGCAATACCCGATACCCAACATCGGGTTGGACGAATTGGTTCGAGACTTTGTCGCCTGCCTAAGGGCCACCGTCTCCTGAATGCGTCGCCAGGTGTCGTCATCGAACGTCGGCGGGGCCATCCGAATCATTTCGCCGTTACCGTCCAGTAGCGGCTTCTGCCGGTGCATCTTGTATCCCTGAGTTTTAAGGGACGTAAGAGCACGGGTGACGGTACTGACGGCCCACGGGCGCTCTTTGGCTTCCCTCCCTTTGGCCATCCGGGCTTTGTCGCGGTTGGACAGGACATGGTTATCGTTCAGCCATTGAGTAATGCGGATGATCGACCAGCCGTCCAGCAACTTGCTCGCTATGTCGTGTAGTACCGCCTTGCTCTCCGGGTCGGTGTCCAAAGCGTTTCCCTTACCCGAGGGATGGTCCACTACCCGGTAACCCAAGGGTGCTGTCCCCCCGGCCCACCGATCCATCCCACGGAGTACCCGGTGTGAATCCATAGTGCGTGTCTTGAACCGGTTGAGTTCGAGCTGAGCGAAGAACGAGCCGATGTAGATGAACAGCTCCGACATCATCGATTCCAGCGAATTAGAAGTGTCTTTGTCGCGGTAGTTCAACGTCATGCCGTCTTCTGCGAACACCAGGATCTTCTTGTGGTCCTCAGCCCACTCTGCGAACCGGACGCAATCTCGGGTCGACCGAAACATACGGTCGATCTTCGAGAACACCAGCACGTCCCATTCGTGCTCGCGTTCAGGCGTGAGCCACGGCCCCAGATCTGGCCGGTGGAACGGAGACACCGACGCGGATACGTCTAGATCCTCGAACGTCCCCACGATCTCGTGGCCCCGGTCCAAAACCCATTTTGTGCCCGTCTCCTTCTGCGCGATGTGGGACACTTTCTGTTCACCACGAAGTACGGACACACGTGCCCCGACCAGGGCTCTAAGTGGTTTTGACAT